TCGGGTCCGGGAGGGGAGGGGACGGGTCGGTTTTTGCGGGGTTTGGGCAAAGTATGGACGCTGGGGCGTGGGGGGGGGTTGGGGGCGGGGGGGGGGGGGGTGGCGGCGGTGGAGGAGGTGGGGGCACAAAACTGGCTGCAGCCTGAACAGCACCATCCTCTTTTAAAGCTACGTCAATTTGTTGTTCTTTGCTCCTAAACACATTCATTAGCCTATCCCAGCCCATTTGTACAGTGTACCCATACGTATTGAAATACATATATATTCCAACAAATGAAGCTATAAACAGGGTAACAAGCAAAATTATCATAGAATAATGACCAAAAATCATAGAAATATATGACATTGGGCCTGCAAGTACTGCTGGAGTTTCAAATCCTCCTTTTTGTTGACGCATGGCGCTCTCTACTCTGGCTTTATTTCTTTTGTCACGGGAACTGGGGATGCATACTGCTTATTTGTCATTATTAGAATATAGGTGTCATTGTTGATGATGTTTTCAGGAGTAGTGATACTATTGGAGGTATCATCGTATCTAATCCAGGCACCGTTGTGCTTGGCATAACTGATGTAGTGCCCACCTCGGGAGACTCCGTGATGTTCGACTACGGCAAAGGTTGTATATATCGGCGAAATGCCCTTCAGCACACTCGGAAAGGAAATCCACTTGCTCATGTTTGTGTTATTCAAGTCAATATTGACCTTGGGCCGCTTTTTGCGTGCAGAATTATCAAAGCGCTTCATAATAACAATAAGATACTGGGGAAGCCGTGAAATAGTAGGCACAGACTCCGAGGTCCCCTTCTCCTTACAGCCATCACAGCGATAATCCTCCAAAAGCTCTTTTCCAAAACTTTCGTTGATGCATTCCGCCAAATCAATATGTGCGTTGTCGTCACTCGGCACAGGCACCTTGATTTGAGACCAGGGGTCAAAACGACGCGTCATGTGACCGCACTTTTTACACGTAATGGTGAGGCACGTTTGTCCAAAGAATAGGTCAACAATAGGAGAATAATCTGTCTTAGAGAACTGCGCCCATGCCTCAAGGGCCTTAATATGAATCTCGTCTGAACGGGACCGCGGGTTGCCTACAATATTCATCTCCACTTTGCGGCTAATGGCAGCATGTAGAACCTCCACCATAAAGATAAGAAACTCGCCAGCATCCTCGTGGCCGCCGCGCAGCAGGTCTTCATACTGTGGCATTGAGCGCGATACACGCACGGCTTGTGCCATAAAGCCACGGGCAGACATTGATGCGTTGGGCTTAATGTCATCGCGCCACATGCCCTTTGTTACATCCACCATCTCCTCCAGCAGGGCGGCAGAGGGGCGGTCTGGACGCACGTGCTGCTTGTATTTATTGGAGGTGAAGTAGGTTGTAAGGTCTGTGCAGTAGCGCAGACTCTGAATAATCGTATTCAAGAAGCAAGTGTTGCCCAGATTTGCAAGGCCAACGCGTCCAAGTGCTAGTTGCTCAATAGGGTGCTCAGCGGATTGGGCCATGTGTGATTTTACAATAGACTGGTGGCCCAGCCTTATTTCATTTTTTTCTGCTTATGGAGAAAAAATGAAATAAAATATACACCGTTGTAAAAAATTTGATAAGAGTTTAAATAGGCTTTTATAGTATAAAACAATATGGATTCTGACGCCGAACCAGAGATTTACGGGTATGCGTGTTTGGATGAGCTACATTATCTCTTTCCAGAAATTTTATACGATAATGTAATCTTTCCTAATAATGAGTCAAATCGTATGGTGAATTGGATGCGACACCGACTAACATACTTGTTTCCGCAGTCTTTCCGTCGGGCGCGTCACGATTATGAACGCTTACATGCTGAAAGCCGTCGTAATGATTACGACGATTGGATATTTCTACATCGGCCTGAGCCAACAATGCGCGCCCCTGTGCAAATGGTTATGCGCGACTATCCTGGTTTTGAGGCCAGAAATACTATTTCGCCTAACAGTGTATTACAAACACCACCGCGTGTCCAGCGCGCCGGGTCTCAAGAAAGCATTCGCACATTACTGGGTTTGCTAAATCAAGTCGATAGCCCACAAAATTCTTTGCGAATGGCTTCAGAACCGCGAGTATTACATCCTATTACGCTAGCCGGGACACGGAGTCCCACTTTGGATTGGATAAGTCTATTCTTTGATTCGGTACCGATTGTACCATCGACTGCGGATATGCAGGCCAATACCGAAGTGCTACAAGCTGCTTCGGTGCCGGCTGATGTTATATGCACAATTTGCCAAGACCACGAAACAGATGCATTATCGCCTGGTGGCAGCGTGGCAGTTGACTGGCGCCTATTACGGCCTTGCCAACATAAATTTCATAAAGCCTGTATTGACCGATGGTTTACACGTAATTCGCACTGTCCAGTATGTCGGGCAGATATTCGCGTTGCTTCAATTAGGCAACAAACAGCGTCAGGTCGGCATGTATCGGAGTCTGTAGCAGAAAGCGTTCTTTCAAATCCACCCCCTTGAATAATGCTTCAATATGATTATCTGGGTTGCGGTATTCATTAAAACGTTCAAGAACCTGGGCAACAGTTTCGCCAGCCTTGAAATTTAACTTTAGTGGGTTGCCTGAATGAAATCCGGCAAATTTACGAGCAACAGCGCTTGGGGCGGGACTTAGCGTAAGGCTGGGCATTTGTTTAACTCCTTAAATGAAAAAATTTTACGTATTTATCCGTTCTTAGGATTTTCTGAATCAGCAAAGTTTTAATAAAATTGACTGCTTAAAATTACTTGTTTTTATGTAATAAAATGACCGACGATTGTCAAATCTGCTTCGACAAATGCAATGGCTCTACTCGTAAAGCATGTAAGTGTGCATACTGTCAGGTTACCTACTGTCGGGAATGCCTAGGGACCTGGCTAACAACACTTATTGATGAGCCGCGGTGCCCTAATGACACCTGTAAAAAGGCGTGGTCACGTGAATATTTGGACAGTATTATGACAAAGGTCTGGCGCGACGGACTCTATAAAGATTATCGTGAGAAGCTTCTTATGGATAGGGAGCGGGCATTACTACCGACGACCCAGCCCCGTATTGAGGCAATGAACGAGGCAAAGCGCATTGAGCGCGAAACCATTGAGCCTATGAGGGCGCGACGCAAGGAGCTGCAGAACCAGATTCGTGCCCTTCAAATGGAGGAGCATGGTATTCAAACCCAAGTTTGGGACCTGGGTCATCACTGTGAGCGACTTCGCACTGGGGTAGGCGTTGATGAAGCGGCAGCAAAGCAGCGCAACGTATTTATTCGGCGCTGTCCTGCAGAGGGATGCCGTGGCTTTCTCAGTTCGGCTTGGAAGTGTGGCGTTTGCGAGTTGTATAGCTGTTCAGACTGCCACGATGTGAAGGGTGTGGCCCGCGATAGCCCACATACATGTGACCCTGCAAACATTGAAACTGCTAAGCTGATTGCCAAGGACACCAAACCCTGCCCAAAGTGTGGTGAAATGATTACTAAAATCGATGGCTGCGACCAGATGTGGTGTGTCTCCTGTCATACTGCGTTTTCCTGGCGTTCAGGTCAGATTGCATCAGGCGTGGTTCACAATCCCCACTTTTATGAGTGGCAGCGCCGCCAGGGTGGTGGTGACGCGCCGCGTGTTGCTGGCGATATTCCTTGCGGTGGCCTGATTGATTGGGCTATTATTCGGCGCGCTATTAGCGACGGGCGCACCTATGCCGCTTGGATTGGAAACCTGGAGTTGGCTCATCGCCGTATTAATCACGTGATGAATGTTGATATGGTCAATCTAAATCGTGATGGGGTGAATCTGAATGACAACATTGATTTGCGCATTTCATATCTACTCAAGGATATTAGCGACGAGGCTATGATGAGCACACTTATTCAGCGTGAGAAGCGCTGGGAGAAAGAGAGGGAGCTGCGACGTATTTATGAGACACTAACCGGGGCAGCAATGGATATATTCCGTCGCATTATTGATGTTAAGGACAAGCATGTAGGCCCAGTCACGGGACCTGAGCCTTTTCAGCCACTGATTCGTGAGCTAAATGAGCTACGCAAGTTTATCAACGAGGCCCTTGACGTCCTACGCCGCCGCTACAATTCGGCCATTCACGGATTTGATGCAAACTGGGAGCGCTTGAATCTTAAGAAAACTCGCGTTGGGGAACAAATGGTTGAAACTGACATCAAGACTTCTTACGGTGTGTTTGTAGACGAGCTTACAGCCTTCCAAGCCTTGGTTCTGCCTGCGATTACCGCCACCGACGATGGTGTAGCCATTATGAAGCCATATCTTGCAAAAACACGCAAAATGAGTCGCACTATTACAACATTTCCACAGATTGCTGGGCCTACTCGTCGCTACGCCGACAATGTAGTAGAATATTATGAAGGTAATATCAAAAATTTACAGTATACTACCGGAACGCGAACAGATGTATGGTCGCGGGACTATTGGGCACGCCAGCGGGACAGACATAATACAGCTCTAGCCGTATGGGCAGAACATGTTAAGCAGTTGGAACTAAGCCTTCCTGTACCCGAGCTTCTGGGAAACACCATTAATTGATGCGCTATTAAATATAAAATACTTATGTGTCCAGTAGTAGTGATGCTTGACGTAGAAAGCATAAAATCAATACTTATTAATTATGCACCGACAACCATTTTTATTTCAATCTGTTCTGTCTTATTAGCGTGGCCTGACCGCGGCATAATACAAATATTGTTTGGCTTGGGCTTTGCACATTGGTGGGTATATTTTATTCATCGTGGGCTTCATGATTTGCCACGCGAGGGTGTGTTTTCTACGTTAAACACACATTGGATGTTTCACCACCAGCAAACTAAACTTATTGACAGACGACTTGAGTTAGTTTTAGAAACATTTACAGATTTGGGCATGAATTTATCATTGGGTTTGCTACAATGGGCTACCGGAATATGGTTTGTGCCCTTTTCAGTTATGCTGTTTTTTGCACTTACATACACATCCACGCATATTATTAACTATAGCATCATTGGGTCAGACACTCATCGCGCTCATCACAAAAATCTTGATACTAATTTTGGCCCTGACCCAATGGACCATTTATTTGGGACTAATGACGATACAACTCATGAAAATCTGCTGCCAATGTCCCTTAACGCGCTTGGTGCATTTATAGTAGTATATATGTTGAAACAGCATTATGGGTGGGTCGATTAAACGAATAATAATGCTCCTTAATAGGAATACAATGAAGCCTTTCCCGATACGGCTGATTGTAGTGGTGGTCTGTATTATACTTTTAGGTATTGTGGCATGGTCCAACTGGGATTTGAACAATGATTTAAGTAAAACGGTGTGGCTTTACTGGGACAAAAGCGAAATGCCACCGTTGCTTGAAGACATCAAGACTTATAATAAAAGTCGCCTTATTGGTTGGAATGTCAAATATTTGAACGAAAATACTATACACTTCTACATACCCCTGTGGGCCTATCCACGGGGTTATAAAGACTTGATACCTGCACATAAGGCTGATTGGATACGATTGTATCTTCTTTACAACTATGGTGGGCTATGGTTGGATTCCAGCATAATACTAAATAAGGCTGAGGCGTTGACGGAAATTTACGATAGAAGTGCAAGCACTGGGTCACAACTGACGGTTTTCCAAACAGAGAAAAATAACAAAGTTTCTGTGCACACCTCTGGCTTGCAGATACCGTTAGTCATAGATAACTGGTTTATTCTGGCTCCTAAGGGAAGTGTTATCGTAAAAATGTGGTTAGAAGAATTTACGCGGGCTATTGAAATGGGGTTACTAGCTTACAAGCATATGGCTATAGCTGAAGGGACAGACATATCATCTATACACTTTTCTGGGGACGAAGATGTATATTTGACGCAGCACATCTGTATCCAATACGTATTACAGGTGCGGACTGTGCTTGAGCCGCTGCCGCCAATGCTGTTTTTGAATAGTTACGACAGCATGCTACGAACATCGCGGGAATGCAAATTTGTGTCGACTTGTATACAAGATAAAATAAATAAGGACCATGAAACACAACAGCTACCATACATAAAAATTATTGGCTATAATCGCGATATTGATATTTCTAAATTTTTGCGGGGTTAGGTGCGCATTTCACTAATAAACTTAGCGCGCGCGGCCTTTGCCTCATGTTGCTTTTGGATGATTGTATTTACCGAACGCTTATTCATAACCGAGTCGACGATTTTACCAAACAGCAGGCGCTCAGCCAGCTTTTCCCGTGCATCAACGGGTTTCTTTGATAGTTTAATAAGGTCCAAATCCGACTTTGTGACGCCTGGAAGCTGTTCTACTACCAGTCCAAAGACCTGTGCTACAGGCTTTGCTATCTGATTTGTAATGTAGAAGACATAATCAGGCGTAAGATTGTGCTCTTTGATAAAGGTCGGTGTTTCAATGCGGTCGCCCTGAAGCGTTGAGCCTGGGGGCGCGGGAATGTATACAAAGGGAATACGCTCCGATGTGCTGGGCTTATTACCTGGGTCGCGCACGCCAATGCGCTCCGCCAAGATTTTGTGGGCAGGTGGATTTGGTGTTGCATATTCTGCCCGCAGAGACTTAGTAATCGTCAGCTTGCTCATAGGAAACTTGCCTGCAACCAACTCATTACAGGCCTTTTGCGCAAAGTAGAATGCCGCCTTAATATCCTGTTTTGTCAGAATCAAGTCAATCACGCCACCATAGACGTATTTTACAATAGGGGCGTTATCACGGCGTTTCATAACAATACCCATTGCCTTGCGATGAAAGTGGTCCAGGTCACCCTCAGACATATCACCAACATAGCGCTTTTTAGAAAGGAGACAGAAGGTCTTGAAGACCTTGTCAAACTCAAAGTCGTGGGGGTCCTTCAAACAGCTGCTGACAAGGGCACCAGCCTCCTCTGTTAGGTCCTTGGCCAGGGCCACAGCTTCATCGCCTGACAGCCGCTCACCTGACGCCGAATCCTTGGGACGCCAGCGAATAAATAGACTATCTGTGTCCCCGTAAACAGCCATTGCATCACAGCGGGGGTCGCGACCACCGCCGTAAATCGTCTCAATCAGCTCCTTGGCGTAAATCAGCTGCTTACGGCCGTAAGCCGTAGTAGAAGCAGCTAATACTACACGACGAACCTTGCTGGTTGCAGAGCCCAGCTGGCCATACAAGGAGTTAGCGGTTAGCTTGTAAGCCAGCTGCTGTGCATCCAGCAGTGCCTTGCGGAACTCATCCGTTTCCTTTTCCGCCTTCTTGCGCGTGGCCTTGCGGGCACTCAATAGCTTCATCAAGATTGTAGGCAGCGTGGATTTCTGGTTATTTGGTAGTTGTGCATAGCGCGCAACACGCTTGCCCGCCTTAATAATAGCAGGATGCTTGCGCTTATCATTGGGGTCGTTTGTCAAAATGTCGTAATCAATGTCAATATACTCAACACCAGGGTAGGGCTTGTCATACGTGTCCGAACCCTCCACAAGCGTGATTGACCCATCTGGCTTGTAATCCTTGACCCAGACTACACTGCTGTAGCAGATATTTTCAGAAATAAGCGTAGATGGATACAGCGACGAGAAATCCGGCACGCCAACGGGGTCATCATCAAAGTAAATACCCGTAACAGGGTCCAATACAAATGCACCCTCATAACGCGTATCCTCCTGAGGCTTATCCTCCTCCTCATCATCGATTGTTGGTTCCTGTGGCGCCTTTTGCCCAAAGCCATTTTTGGGTGCAGGCAGCACCTCAATCAGCTGGTCTTGAGCACGGCACTCCTTGAACACCAATGACTCGATTTTCACGCCTTGGCCACGCATGAAGATGAAACTTACAGGCACGGAACATACATTTGCCATAGCAATTGCATTGTTAAGGACCTCCAGCTTCATAAAGAGCTCCATAACCAGGTCGCAATCCTGAAGACAGTAGCGCGCAATCTTAGCACGGTCAGCGGATGAGCCGCGCTGAAGAGCGAAAAGCTCCTTTGGACTTACGTCGTCCTTTACCTGAGCCCAGCGTGACGGCGGTAGACCGTGCTCTGCCATTTTTGTTTCACCGCCATCACACTTTACAATAATAGCGCTGGGTTCAATCTGGATAATTTCCGCCTTATCCAGAACGTGGTCGTTCTCCAAATCCATCAGCACAATAAAGCGGCCCACAACAGCACCCTTTGTATTCTTAGTAGGCACGCGAAACGTGTCTTTAGTTGTGATTGTGACAGGAGCCGTAATGTTGCCAGACATAAATGTGGCTGCCACGTTGTCCAACGTGTATGAATCCAAGTTGTAATTACGCCGCACATATGGCAGCATATCCACCTTCAGACGACCAGGTGAGTTAATAATATACATAGTGTTATCGCCCATTGCCGCTGAGCTCAGAAACTTCTCAATCAAGCGGGGCTTGCCTGTAGATAGACGCGACCACGACTGACAGGACTGTGTGCAGTTTAGCTCCTCCGCTCTGAGCCAGAGATACTTTTCATCAAAACCAAACCCGTTGTATGTAATCAACACATCTGGGTCGGTTCTACCTAGCCACGTGTGGAAAGCCTGGATAAGCTTGGCCTCCTGCTCAAAGGGATAGACGTGAATAGACACATCGCTCATTGAGGGCGGCGCCACCTTCTCACGGTCGCAGGAGCCTAACACAAAGATGTGCTTTGACTCTGGCTTGTTGTTTCTGTAAAGAACTATGCCAATCTGAACAACCTCGTCGCCCTTAATATCAACTGAGCGCAGCACCTTTTCAGAAATATACTCGTCCAGATTTGTAATACGCTCATCGTATTTTAGATGGTCCGATTGAAGTAGGTCCTCAAACTCGGCCGGCTCAGGAATTTCATTCAGGATTTCACTAAGAGACCAGGGGCCGCGCTTCCGTAGGGCTGCAGCCTTTTTAGCCAGCTCTTCGGTAGGCTCATTCGCTGCCTGAGCCTCCTTTAGCGCTGCATCTGCCTGGTCTGCCGTCACGTTGCGCTTACGCATCTTAGTAAAGATGGGGCTGACCTTTGACTTGCTGGGGATACCCAGGGCACCCGCGTTTAGCGCATCTACAAGGGCCTGTGCTGCCTCCCTACACGTTGTGATTTGAGCGTCAATAAGCTCACGCGCTGGCTTTCTCCACGTCTTCTTGGGCTGAGGAAAGTCGCCATGGCTGGACATACACTCAATATCCCACGCGGCAATCAACAGCGGAGCCAAGCTTAGGCGACTGGAATCAGGCTCGATTGTTGTCCAGGGCGCTGTGACCTTGACTGCAGTGGTCGCGTCGTCGCTTTCCATTTCGTCCCACAAGAAGGGTGGGATTTTCATCCAACCGGCGGGGTCCAGATTGCGCTCGTGAAAGAAACGCAGCACAGGGTCAATATTAGCCTCATAAACTTTGAGCTTCTCATCGCGGCCCGCAATGTTTAGCGTCTTGGGCTCGGATGTTTCGTTGAGAAGCAGGTCCTTCATGCGACGCCAAATCGCAATGGACGGCACCTCAATACGCAGGAAACGGTGATAGGCGCCGTTATCAAAATCAAAGAGCTTCTTGTGTTTCTCCTCCGTGATTTCTACGTGGGCCTGCGCCTCTGGGCTATAGTGCACACACTTGCGCAAATACTTCTCAAGGGATGCCTTTTGTTTTGACGTCCAGTCCTCAGGAATCTGAACATAGAAATAGGGCCTGTAGCCAGTCAGCTCCACACAAATTGACTTGCCCTCTGGATTCGTGCCGAAAAGTAGAATCTGGAAACCCTTCTTCTCGTCGTTAGGGCTGGGCTGCTTTGTGTCATACCAGCGCTGCTTCGGCTTGAAACGACGCTTCGGATTATGCACCTCCTCGTCGCTCCCCAGATGGTCATCGTATGCTACTTCTGCACCCTCTTCTGTCTGGTTCAGAATAAACTCATCACGGGCGATAAAATCCAAACATTGAAACACGATACTATTAGCTTCGTCTGTCATTGGTTTTTGTCTTCTTGTATACTTTATGTGATACAATCATGATACTCAATTTTTGCGGGATTTGGAGTGTTTCGATTTATTGCGACGTGTAGCGTTGCTTCTGCGTGTAAGGCGCAGTGTTGAGCCACGATTCTTCTTGGGAGGCAAGTACTGACTGGCGGCAAGAAGACCAACTGCAGGGCCGGCACGCAATAGACTGTGTCTTAACATGGCGTATAACGAACCACCTGTCATGGGGGGAACAGGTAGTCTAGGAGGAGGGGTTGCGCCCACTGTTATTCCATTATTACCGGCTAATACTACTTGGTCGCTGGCATGAACTTTTGCTTCATTTGCAATATTACGGCGGGCGACTAAACTAGCAGGGTGGATGTTGGCTTTTAGCGTATTACGAGTATTGACGCGGATGCCGTTGGCTTTTAAGCTATTTATGAGCTTATTTAAATTTGCTGTTCTAACGCTGTTTGCACGGCTGTTATTGGCTTTACCACTATTATTGTTGACGCGGTTACTATTATTATTCACACGGCGACTGTTATTTAGTTTTGGTTGGGGTCCTGCATTCATCATTGCTGCAGCAGCGGCACCAGGAATCATAGCAGATGAGATTTGCTTCATCATATTAACTTTGTCGCGAATGTTGGGCACAGCATTTGTCTTAGAGCCCTTTTCATCGTAATCTTCGATTCTGCCATTGGGATAGACCTTTAATACTGTGGGATATCCCGGTATCTTTGCATTTTTAAGTGTCGGAGACTTCTCAACCATATCGTGGTGAATCATAGCCATATTGGCTTGACGTCCCGGAGCCGTTTCCAGCTCCTTCCATATAGGCTTATATGTCTGGCAATGACCGCACCAGTCAGCGTGCACAAAAACAAATATTACTGGGCCCACTTTAATCGCCTTTTCTAACCCATCAATTTCGTCGGGAGTGCGCACCGAGATTTCTCCCTTATTATTTGATGGGGCGACCGAAGCTGATATAGGTTGTGCTACTGAGCTGTCTGATTTACCGAATAGACCCTGCAACGATGAAAGCATTTTTCCTCCTACTTTTATACTGGTATTTTTCAGAGAGGGATGGCTAAGCCGGCAAAAGTCGTGTCTACCAATTTCATAATTTACGCAGTATTAATCCTTCTGGCATTAATAATATGTTCTATTGGGGCTTGGTATGCTATGATGTTTCAAAAACTTATTACAAAGGAGGGCTTTGCTGTAAATGAGGGGCTGGCCTTTAACAGCAGTGATAAAGATGGTGACTGTCCGCTATCTGCAGAGAAAAAGGGCGACGGGCGCATTCATGTTCAACCGCAGAACCGAACCTTTGATAGTATGGGAGATTATGTAGCTTGGCTCAGTTCACAGTTGGCAGCAGGTTCAGCTTGTATACCCCCTTACGTCAAAGGACCACGTGAGGTGGAAGTAATACAGAACAAAGGCTCTCCCGATCCTGGTACCCGTGATGTTGGGCCATCCGCAAGCGCTGTTAAACGTCAAGACCCCATAGGAAACGTCTTCACAACACAAGTTGAGGGGGAACAAACATACGCCAAGACGCCAATAAATAAGGTTGATGACTACGAATTTACTCGTGTTTTCCAAAGCGAAAATGGACCACGTAGCGAACTATCGAAAACTACTGTTAATTCATTGACGGCAAAACATCAGTGGGATTGGGCAAAGCTGCCGTTCAATGCCGAGGCCCGTGTTGACCCTGAAACCGAATTTGTATCTGGACGCAGTGATGGCGTAAATCGTGACCCTAAAACAGGCATCTTTTTCAAAAATATGGAAGGTATGACTGTTAACCCCCCTGACTACGATGGTAATGAAATCCGCGAAAAAGCCACACTGGAGGCCTTTAAAGCGACCCCTGCAGAAAAACTAACCGAACATAATGTGGAGGATGTTGCGGAAATGGTCAAAAAGATGTACGCAAATGACCCCAACTGGGAACCTGTTGTAGAAAAAGTTGGTGAAAATGAATATCGTATTGCTGAACTTCGGCCAAAAATGCGTGTTGAAAAATACCAAGGAGATGAGGATATGACTATTGACAGAGCCAAGGAAGGAGGTAAAATTAGTGCAGGCGTGGAGGTTACAGGAGGGCGCCAAGACCCGTATTTTGATAAACAGGGTGTTTTAGACTATAGCAATGACCGCTTTTGGGAGTATAAAGATTTTAAAAAGTGGACTGGTGGCTTAGAACGCATGTTTGCGCCGACGCTTGACCAGACTAACTGGGTTTAATTTGTAATTTGATAATTAATATTATAGTGTCAGGTATAATATAAATTTTTGGAAAAATTACTCTGATTCAGGCATTAATTGTTTTTCACAAACAGCACCATGTGTATTTTTTATTTTACAAGACTGGCAGCAATAAAGGCCGCAATTATTTTTTGGGTTCCTATGCACTACATAGTTGCAATCAAATCTGTCACATTTCTGTAAGGGCTTCGGTATAACATGGTCTAGTGTATGATATTTAATAAATAATGCGTAATTATGTTCAACCCAATCTTCACGATACACAAAATCTGTTTCGGTTGACAGATAAAATTTATAGTCTAATTTTGATTCTTGGATGGTTCGCCATGCTTCTGATTTATGTGCTAATATAGGTATTGTTTTACACATTAATGCTTCAAAAAATCTCATAGACCATGGTTGGTCGCCCGCTGGGCATAAACAAAATTTACTGCTAAGCATTACAGAAAAATAATTTTCATCAAATATGTTTGCTTGCTCTTGTGATAAAAAACGTGGAAAAATACCTGTTTTTATTAGTGTGTTGTCAAAAGAACCCATCGGCGTATAATTCTTTTTTGTTATATCATCTGTAAATTGTAAATAAGAATCCTCATTAAAATATCTATTAATAAATGAAATAATCCACTTTCGATTTGTAACTTCAAGACTATTTACTTTAAAACAACCTATAAAACAAAAATTACGATATTTTTGTCCAGGCATAGTAGCTACCCGTTTGTAAAATGATTGTGGAAATATAGTATATTCACCTTTTATTGGTTCATGCCATAAATTTTTCTCTTTATATGCATCAATATACCACCATAATATTTTCCTTACTAACATACTAAACTCTATTTTATGACGATTTTATAAATTATCATAAAACGCTATTCTCGGGAAATCTATACGTAATATTTGATTAGTTCTTCTTGCAGAAGTTGAACAATTATTATCGGTCTAAATAGAAGATAAGAGTCTAAACTAATATGTCTATTTTGCCTGAAACCATTGTTGTTATTACAGGGCTGCTTAATTACATCTTTGTCGATAATCTTATTGAATCCTATAAACATGTGAGCCATAAATTGGTGTCTACATGGCATGACCAGGATAAGGACTTGGTTGAAATATTGCGCCATAACAATTTTAAAATTGTATTAAGCAATTATCCCCCATATAAAAATTCAACAAATGTTCAAATCTACGCTACGCGGCAGGGTGCCTTAGAGGCGCAGAAATTAGGCTATAAATATGTATGTCATACGCGCACCGATGTGTTTCCATTGGACTATATTCAGTTCTTGGAGCGGTGTGCGCATCTGTATAGTGAAAAACTTATGGTTATTTGTGGAATTCCATTGGAGCAATATTTTCTTCAGATACTGACTGCAGGACCAGTAGACGATATATTGAAGTTTTATAATAAACTCCAAGAACCCACTGATAATCGATGCCCTGAAGCATACTTAATGGAGACTTATATTGGAGGAAGGGGATTGAGTAAAGAAACCATAAAATCTCATTTTAATATGTGCCTAAAAGTCTGCCGGCAGTATGGTTTGGAGTTTATATGGGTTCGGCCACCATGGTGGGGTATTGGATGCAGAACTATTCCCATGATGAAAGTTATTGCGGAATATTGTGGCGAATCGGCAGTGTATGAATAATACGGGTTTGGGCTTATTCTATATCTGGTTTTAATAAAATCAGATATACTTATTTAGGAGTATTACAAGGCGTTTAGGCGATGCAACTCACGAGTGTTGTGTGGAAATATGTTTAGCAAAACAACTTTTTGTGTTGCGATATGCCCATATATCCTTAATAGCTGTAAATCCCCCCAGAGAATATAAATTACTCTACAGTTTAAGTCGATTAAATATGAATCGCGGAAGCAAACCCTTCTGCGCGTTCTTCAATATATAAAGAACGCACTGGGCCCATCATACCGTTATCCGCACATATACGATAATGGACATGAGGCTCTAATTTTCTGCCAGGTGGTACCCAGTATGCCTGTGGTCTGCGCACATGAAGAAGGGCTGAACCCTCGTCATCCGCAACGGAGACACCTGCATTTTCAAATTTTCCGTAAGCCTCCTTCCAATTATTCAATGTGTGTAACTTCTCAGATGCTTCCGATGAGTCGGAAGCCCAATATAATACTTTGCGCCCTGCTTGGGCTGTAATACGGACTTTCAAGTCTGCTTTATCGGGAACCTTTTCCTGTAAAACAGAGCATGGTAAAACAGTTTCGCCTAAAAATGGCAAATATGAATCACGACTGATTCCTACATAAATGGCGCAAATGGCCACAAAACCAAAAATTATACGCGTTGGTATAGTATTTTTTCCTAATAACGATGACACTGCATCTATGTTAAATACCGCAACGGTTCCCCAATTAATACCTGATAATACTAAAACTAGCAGACATAACGCATATGACTTTTTCTTGATAAAGTTCAATATTGGTGAGGCCATCTACTATAAGCATTTTTTTATACCGGAACGTTCCAAATCTTAGTTCCGTCTGGAATGGAGGCCTTGTCTATTTTATACAGGTCCTCGAAGTATTTATGCTTCGCCTCAAGTGCAGGAATACAGTTCTTAGCATGCCGTGCAATATATTTATACAAATCAAAATCGGGGAAACGCTCTGTGTCGTCGGGATTGCGTAATATATTTTTGCCACTGTCATCCGTTAACCACATCCATAATAAATTATACAATTCCGACTCTGTTTCATACATAATTCTATCCTCTTCTTGGGTTAGCATTTTAGCGGGGTGTCGCAATGGTGGAGATTCGGGATATATAGCATCAAACATTGATACTGCCAAACGACACAAATCGAATGACGGGTTTGGGTCTACTCTTGGCTCCCGCTTATCATAATAAGGGGGGCAATTGTATTGACCTGCCGCGTCATTTCCATCGGCGTATGAGTCGGTAATCAATAGTTCATCGCGATCCTTCAACCAGAACGACGCGCGTCCAAAATCAATAATCTTCATTAAACGTCCGAATGTAGGGACTTTATAATACTTTTCACCGGCTATGCCGTCTAATTTATAATACAAATATGGCTCCGTGGTGGAAGACCACATAATGTTATTAGTATGAAGATCGTTGTGGACAAATCCATAATAATGCTGGGCGACCGATAAGGCAGTAATAATCTGGTATATCCAAGCAGACCAGCGGGCGTCGCGAGTTGCAATCATTGTGGGGTCAGTAGTGTATTCTTCAATATCAAGCAACGAATCCATGGTTGCTTCACACCTTTCAAGCATTGACACTTGAACAGGAAAATTATCGAACTCGGCGTAGTATTCGCATTGATTATGCATGGAGGAATCTGAGCTGCCACTGGAACCGGAGTCCGAGCTAGATTCAGAACCCGAGCTAGATTCAGAACCTGAGCTGGATTCAGAACCTGAGCCGGATTCGGAATCTGAGCACGAGTCGGAATCTGAGCTGGATTCAGAACCTGAGCTAGATTCAGAACCTGAGCTAGAACTATATGATGTGCCAGAGGATTTACTGCTATTTGAGCGCTTGTCATCCATTTTAACTAGTCGTACCCGTGGTTGGGCCAACTGGGAAATTTCCCCATCGTTTTCGCTATCAGTGGAAGGGATATCTGAGATACATTCAGAATCTTCTAATTCGTTTTCGCCCCTGTTTTTGTCCGCATCATCCAACTTTTCAACAGAACCAACACTACTTTTATCGTCTAAAGTTGTGCATTCAATTGGTCCTCCATCCTCGATAATTTCTACCTGATTTTTATAATCTGTTTCATCGCCAACAACTCGAACTGTAAATAACCCCGCTTTCTGATTTTTTTGGAACCATTTATCATGTCTTAAATTCGAAATCTCACCTGTAATGTTATACATATACTTATCTACACGTGTGTTGAACGTGCCATAAAACTTAATCCAGTGTGGAGACGTTTGTGTCTCTACAAGACGCGACATGGTAGCACCGCATAACGCATCAATATACGCTTCATTTAATGGGTCGTGAATTTTGGCCAGCGTGCGTTGCCACTTTTGACCTGGCTGAGGCAAAGCCCCGTCTTCAGGAAAAACATAGTCGCCCTGCATGGCCATAATTGGTTCAACAAGGTGAACACGTTTAAGAAAAAGCGGAACTTCATGTGAGCCCGATATATCACTAAATTCAATAATTGTGTTAATAAAATACCCGTCGGATTCGCCTGATATTGTCAACGATTCAATGCGACTATGCAAATTGGAACCCGATTTTACATCGCCTACCAATGATATTGACGGCAAATACTCTTGCGTATTGTGAAATTCGCTAAATTCGCTGTCTATGATTTCACTTAGCGATGTCGTCGCAAATATAGGCAGGAGTTCCCGGGGGACTACTTTTGCGCGTGGCAGATATGACGTGGGGGGGTTCGTCTTCTTGCTTTGCACGTGCTTAGGGTTTTTTGGACCACGCTTCTTCATTGGAGGCATTTTGCTGTTTGAAGCATCGGAAGACGATTTGTTTACTTTCCGCAGTTGTGGTGCGGATACGGAAATTTTTTGAATTCCATCTTAGTAATAAATATGGCTTCAGCTCAAAATACAATAGAGCAACCGGGCGGTGGCCGAAAAGTGTTCAATTTATCCCTTCGCAAATTTGATATGACCCGAATCAAAGACGACAAAGTTGTCGTATTTATCGGTAAAAGAGATACTGGTAAATCTTTTTTGATTCGTGATTTGTTGTTTCATCACCGAAGTGTGCCGATTGGTACGGTTATAAGCGGAACAGAATCCGCTAACTCATTCTATAGTACTATTGTTCCCCCCCTGTTTATTCACGAGGAGTTTAATCCTGGAATTATAGCGAATATTTTAAAACGCCAGAAGACTCTTGCACAAAAAATTACAAAGGACATCGAAACACGTGGCACTACTTCAGTTGACCCACGCACATTTATGATTATGGACGATTGCTTATATGATAGCAACTGGACGCGTGATAAGTTTGTTCGCTCATTGTTTATGAACGGGCGGCACTGGAAAATTCTGTATATTGTGGCCCTGCAATACTGTATGGGTATTCCGCCAGTGCTGCGCACTAATATTGATTACGTATTCATTTTGCGTGAAAATATCATTGCCAATCGCAAGCGCCTGTATGACCAATTTGCAGGTATGTTTCCAGATTTTGATTCGTTTAGTCAAATTATGGACCAATGCACCGAAAACTATGAGTGTCTGGTTATTGATAATAACGCCAAATCAAACAAAATAGAGGACCAAGTGTTTTGGTATAAGGCTGCCAGTCATCCGCAATTCAAGATTGGGGCGCCGGAATTCTGGGCACAACGACCTGCAGAACAAGATGCAGGTGAGGATTTTGACCCACGCACGGCGGCTAAGAAAAATAACGGGCCACTTATACACGTCAAAAAATATTAATTTACGATTTATATAAAATATAGTTTGACCTGTTTCTATAGTTTAAACTATAAATATCTGCCTTTATTAGAAAAATGCCCAGAAAAACAATGCGCGGAGGAGACCCTGCTGTTGCGCCAACCCCGGCAAAGGCGGGTGTTCAAATTCCCGCTACGGCGGGTGTTGGACAACCACCTGTAGCGGGTGCTGTAGTTGCTTCAAACAGCAGTATCAGTTCATCTGGTGCTGTTAAAACTGGCGGTGTAACCGGCACATTTACAAACCTTGGTGCTGAGGTTATAAATCTGGGTGGCTATGATACACTCCAATTCAAAATGGCCCCTGGCAGTGCAGTTGTAACAAACCAGGAAACAATGGCTTATATGGACGGTGGTCTAAATACAGGTGCCACTTTGGGAAGTGATGGTATTTTTGGAGCCTTTTTCCGTGGTATAACTGGAGCCAGTGTTTTACAGAATGCCGTGTCTAACCCTACGTCAAACACATTGAAAATGGTGTTGAGTCCTCTGCTTCAGGGTTCAATTATTCAAGTTGATATCAAACCTGGTGAAACGTGGCGCTTTGCCGACAAAAGCTTTATGGCGTGCACACCTAACTTGGCGGTCAGCGGTAATATCAACATATTTAGCAATTTCCGCATGATGTTTGTTGGCGAAAACTTAACCTACACGACCGTTTCTGCTAACCAGGGCACGGCTGGCTCAGTTTGGGTTACGGCAAACGGTGGTATTGAAAAGCACGAATTAAACATGGGTACCGGTTCTACTGTTCCATTATTCATCAACAATGGCTGCTTTTTGGGCATGATTGATAATAACGGCTCTGTAAATTTCTGGAACGACTATGTTTCCGTTGGCACATCTAATGGCTTACTGTCTGCTATGTTTACACAGTTAGGCTGGGTTATGAAAATTCAAGACACCTCACCACCTGTGCGGCCTGGGCCTGTAAAGTGTGTTGTTTTGACACAGAGTTTGAATCCTCAGAATCTTGAAAAATATATTGCCAGTATTGCTCGGAAAATAGTGGAGCAGCACCAACGCAACCCAAGCGTGAATCCAATGATGTCAGGTGTTGGACCAACAGCCAGCGCTTCTGTCTTAGGAACAGCGGTTGGGGCTGGTGCTGCCGCTGGCGCCGCTGGAGCTGCTGCTGGTACCGCTGCTCCAGCAGCACCAAGCACTGTGTATGAAAAGGCCCTTGCTAATGCTGGTAAAGGCGAAAAGCCTGCTGCAAACGCTTCAGCAACTCCTGTCGCTGGTCAAAATGCCTCCACTACCGCGCCTACAGCAAATGCTGCTCCTACCGCGCCTACAGCAGATGCTGCTGCACCTGCCGCTAATGTTCCTGTAGTTGAGGCGACACCTGAGCCAGCGCCTGAACCTGCAAAAAATTCAGCACCAGCAAGTGGAGGCGGCGCTTCAAGACGCAGAAAGTCTGTAAGAACACGCAGAACAAGACGCCAGTTCTAAACATTTTTGTTTATATTTTTATATTTTATTACATAAATACAATATAAATTACATAAATGACGACGTATGTATATTAAAAGATAATGGTATTTTGAATATATAATTATAATATAGGGATGGGCAATCTATTTGCCACAAGTAATTGGAATGCAAAATTACCAGATGAGTCACCCGACACTGGTCGGGTCACAAGCAACAGTTCAAATACTAATAAATCAGCGAATAACGGCACATCTAATACGCCCACTAACAACCCAAAACATAATAACAATGCAAAATCAAATACGAACAACACTGATGCAAAGGGCGATTCAAACACAAATACAGATGCTGCGAAAGATAATAACAAGAACAAATCAAATGTGAATAACGATGATGCAACAGGTAATAACAAGAACAAATCAAATGCGAATAACGATGATGCAACAGGTAATAACAAGAATAAATCAAATGCAAACAACAATGAAGTAAAAAAGAACAAATCAAACGCGAACAACACTGAAGTAAATGCTAGTGCAACGCAGAGTAACTTATCAAAACATAATAACAAACTCCCTGCAAATGAGACAAAACAAAATAGAACGGGTGCTACTGTGACATCTAACAAAACTCCTATTGCTAAAAAGGGTGGCGGGCGGCGGCGAAAACGAATGACTCGGCGGGGTTAAACATATGAATCTATTACTATTTGCATATTTGTAAATAGCAATGAATTTTTTTATCATGCTTTCCGGCATCTGCGCGTCTTTTAAAATGCTTATTTTAAAACAATCTTGTAGGAGATGGGTGATCAACCACCAGCCATAGCGGCACCAGTTTCAACGGCACCAGATTTAACCGGCCCTGTATCACTTTCCATGGGCTCGCCATTGGGAATACTACAGGCAGCGGCAAATACCGAACCAAGTCAAGCTGAATTGGCTTCTGAATACAAAGCTGGATTCACAATGACACTCATTAAATTTGTTATTTTGACTGTTATACAAATTCTTATATTAATCTACGTCTTTATGGGGGGAGGTATATCTGAAATTTTGCAGAATTGGCCTAAATATCGTTGCAATCCTATGATGATGCCCTTTGCTGCTTTATTTGGTTATGATGCCAGTGAAAATTTTAACTATTGTATGAAAAATATTTTTCAATCTAATGCCGGTGCTGTTTTAGCCCCACTATATGGAGTTATGTCCAATTTCACTGATATAGTTGGTGTTGTTTCAAATGTAGCAAACAGTTTTCGTTATCTTATTGCTAATCTGCTTCACGGAATGGAAAGATTAATGAGTTCGTTTCGTGATAAATTTCAAGGAATTCTATTTGCTGTCAGATTAAGCTTCTTAAAAATTCTCAGCCTAATGGGGCGCCTATACTCAACATTTTATGCTGTTATATTCATGGGCTTATCAGCCCTACGTGCAGCAGAAAATGTTGCAAACAACGACTTAGTGAAATTCTTGCTTGAATTTTGCTTCGATCCAGAAACACCCGTTAAGTTGGAGGGTGGCACTGAAATTCCTATACATGAAATTAAAATTGGCGACCGCTTAGCCCCTATTAATGGTGTAGCACCAGTTGTTACTTCTGTATTTAAGTTCAATGGTTCAGAAACACCGATGGTTCGTATAAATAATACTGTTGTCAGCTCAAAACATTATATTTACTATGAGCCCTTGGATTCCTGGATAGAATCTTGCAAACATCCTGAGGCTGTTGTTACAGCGTCACTACCAGAGCTCATCTGTCTAAATACAGACACACATACTTTGCAAATTGGTGGGGACATATATAGTGATTATGATGAGTCAAGTAATCCTGATGTTATTGCACGGACCCAAGCTTTAGCGGAGGCACTACTAAATAATGGGCGGTGCAACAAATCAACATCTATTATGAGTGATTATGCACTGGGTGTGGATGGCTCTACACCTATATCACTGAAGCAGGGGGGAGACGCGCGACTTGACACAATATCTATCGGAGATGTGTTATACGGTGGTGGCGTTGTGCAGGGGTTAGTTAAAGAACAGGTGTCATGGGTCGTTGATATTCCTGGTGGTCCAGTAGTATCTGCTTCGCAATTAGTATGGGATGTTGAGGGGGCGTGTTGGCGGCGGGCTGCTTTACTCTATGCAGGGACATGTAGACAGCTTGAAAAGCCGGCTGTAATGTATCAGCTTATTGTAACAAACAATAGATTTGACTCTGGCGGTTTCACTTATCGTGATTATCGTGAGGTTAGTGCGCCTGAAATGGAGGATGAATATGAGGCATTTTTAAAAGCGCGGTAAAAATTGATATATAGTTTCACGTGTGTAAAGATAGAAAACGATGCACGAAATAAGTTCAAAAAGCAAGGCCAATTTTATAAGAGCCGTATCACACAAGGCAAATCTTATGATGCTTGAAAATAGCATTAATAATGCAATTGTTTCCCTAAAATATCTGGAAACACCTGCATGTAGGAAAGCGCTAACCAAAGATTCTATTGATAATAAGCGTAAAGAGCTAACAGTTAAATTTCGAAACCTTCTTACTATCAAAGAGTCATTGCTAAATGTAAGAGAGGTTTAAAAGGTGGTAAAAAATTGAAGCAACAATGTATCTGTTTTTTCTGTTAAGAACACGACACTCGACAGCCAATAAAAATGCCTGTCAACGTAAATATTTCCTACGCAAAGCGCCCTACAGCCACTGAGAATGGGATTCTGGGCGTCAAGGTCACATGCAACACGCCTGTGTCAAAGGCCATCAATATGGGCCTGGCAATTGATACCAGCGGCTCAATGGAGGGTGAGCGTATTGAGTCAGTTAAGCGGACACTGGCTGTGTTGATTAGTCGCCTGCGACTTGGTGATGCTATCACCATTGTTGGATTTAACCAGGTCTCCTCTGTTGTGTTGGCGGGACACGTCATTAGCGACACCAATCGCGCGGAGGCTATTGAGCTTGTGAATAATCTCCAGGCGGGTGGGGGGACTAACTTTGAGGCGGCCTTCACAGGTCTGGGCGCCCTTCTTCAGGGCACTGTAATGCCCTTTGATGCTGTGGTAGTTCTAACAGACGGTCATGCGAACGAGGGTATTACCAGCGCGTCAGGACTTGGTTCGCTTATCAAGTCGTATATGAAGGGTATGCCGGTATACACCCTTGGCTATGGATTGGACCATAACGCCGACCTGCTGCGGGCACTGTCTACTCGGTCTCAGGGTACATATACCTATATTGGCGAGGAGACCATTCTGCCTGCTTCAATGGGAGACCTTATGGCTTCACTGCAGGATGAGGTCGCCAAGGCAGCAACACTGGCAACGCCTGCAAACTGGGTCTGTGTTGAGGCAGGGGCAGAAACTGCTGGAATCTATGACTTTGGTAGCCTTATTGCAGACAAGCCCGTGTGGGCTGTGTTTGAGATTCCGGCGTGTGCAGACGCCGGACCATCTACCCTTACTCTGACATACAAGCAGTTTGGCGTGGATGAGGACCAGGTTGTTGTCGGGCAAATTGACGATTCGCTTGACAAGCTGGACGTGCTGGAGCAGCAGCTGCGTTGCAAGGCCAGCAAGGCGCTGGATGTTGTTGCCACGGCTCTTGGCGCTTATGACGTGAATAAGGCGCTGGCTGTGCTAAATGCCACTATTGCTGAGATTAGCAGCTCGCCTGCAGCTATGAAGCCGCTGGCTATTCGCATGAAGGCACAGTTGGAGGAGATGCTAGAGACTGCAAATGCTGCAAAGCGTGCCCCTGCAGGGCGCTTTCACCACGGTGGGCATGCATCACTGGGGCGAATGGCGTCAAATGCAGCATCCAACTATGGCGCGCAGCGTGGGGTCACCTCTGGAGGCGGTGGCACACCCGCTGTGGCGCTGTTTAGCAGTCCGCATATGATTGATGTGGCAACTGCACATGTTAGCCAGTATACTCAGGGCAGCCACGACCCAACTGCTGTTCATGACTTGGAAGCAGCCATGAATAATGTTTAACACTATTAGAAATGGACGCATCTGATACCCTCAAGAAAAAGAAAGCACAAATAATATATAGCAACAAAAAAACAAAGCTTGAAATACAACAACCCGCTGCCGATTGTGGGTCTTCGGCGTGCTCAAAGTATTTAACATGTAAACTCACATTTGCCAGTTATGAGGAAAAACGCCTTTTTTTTGAGGGGCGAAATACAGTAAACGGATGTGAATGCGCCCAATAATATTTTTAATTAAATATATCTTGAAAAGATGGAAAAATCTATTCAAGATAGAGTTAAAGAATGTGTTAATATTGTGAAAAAACTTACTGAAAGTCTTGGTTTACCAGATGACTGCCCCGAAGTCACCGAATTGCGCGGGCATATGAACACTTATATTCGTAGCGGTGAGCCTTGGTCTGGTGTTGTGGATTTTTCCGCCTGGGGGCGAATGGCACATTGTAACTTTCCACGTAATGCAGGAAAACCCGTTGAAGTCACATTGAAAACATATAAAAAGGCTGAGTCACGCTTAGTAATTGAATAACATAACGCCTCTACCACCGAAAACACGAAATATGTTTTGTATGGTGACATACGAATATATGGTTAAATCCTGCTGCATTCCGTCGGTATCTGGTTCCATTGTTAATTGTAATTCTATTTTTGGTAGTTTATCCCAGTTTGATAGGCCGCGTGGATTATAGGATGGTCCCAATGAATCGTCATCAGTTGCGCCAGGAGCTAATGCAAAAGGATACACATAAATGTAGCGATTAAAAAGTGGTGCTTTTCTATAGTGAAGAATTGGTAAAAGTGAGCGAAATAACGACGGTGATGTTTGATGATTGAATCGAACAATATTACTGTAGGTCAATTGAGCGCCGCGTATAGGTTCGGAATATGCATAGCGAAATGCGGGGCGTGATTGATTTGCGCTTGTTAATATTGCGTCAGGCCACCAAGGAATTTTCCACCATGATGCCGGATTTGTGTTAGAGCCATATAATTTACGTGTAAATAGAAACCATGCGTTATAATTCTGCGCAATAGGATTTTGAGCAAACCAAATAAGTTCTTTTACAGGATTGCTATATGGTAAACGTATGCGGACATTTGGTGCATATTGTGTGTTTTGAGGTGACACAATGTAATGCTGGTCTACACGATATTCCAATTGAGTAGAGCGTAATGCAACTGCTTCCGCCTCTTCTAAGCTGATGTATTCACACAATAAGTATGTATCACCTAAGTTAAAGGCATTTGGCATACTAACATTTGGTATAATCTCGCCTGAAATACCTATGGTTTGGTTGGTATTTGGGTCTGTAGAATATATGCGACGGTCTGAATTTTGATTATATCTATAAAATATACCATTCTGCAATGGACACATTGCTCCGCTTACACTCCTATTTGGGTCGAAGCCTGGATTACGCATATCAATACGTGATTGAGTGTAGTATAATTGATTTACTGGACGCAATGTAACACTAATCTGAATGGCATCAGCTGATAAAGCATCTATTGGTAGGGCGTTTTCATAATTACCGGTACTAAACCAAAAGGGTAAATTTATATAACTTGTTGTGGGATTAGCCGGGTCTTGACCTAAACTTGTGCTATTAAAACCATTTGCAACACGATTTATCATACGATTTTTGGCACGTATTGCTGATTCAGATTCATACAGTTCATCATATACTTCAAGAAATCTACCATCCATTGTATCAACATTTACACCACCTATATCGAGCTCCAATAGATTGATTATGGAATGACCCAATGAATTTGTCCAACCATAAGTTGGTCCAATAAATGGCTTATCTTGAGAGCAAGATTTTTTAGCATTTATTTGCGGAGTAGCAATATCAGGCATTGTTGTGACTAATGTAACTTGTGTTAGCATTTCAGCTTTCCGTGGTAAAGTGCATGTATTGCGCTTGCCAAAATTTGGCTGGCCATCAAAATCAACCCGTATCCATTGAGCTGCCCACCGTGTTGTCTTTTTAAGAACCTTTACGTAATTTTTTATATCTGGTTGACCACGTGGGCTCAACAGTCGTGTATCTTGTAAGCCAAAACACACGACTGATAATAATGTTGCCGGTGAAGACATCGCTTACCCTTAATCTTAACGCATTTATTTAAGCGCGTATTTCAAGAAACGTGTTCCAATGGCAGATTGCTATTTCGGAATTATAAGGATTGAGCCTGTAGTCCCAGATACTTTTATAATATGGGACCGGGCATAATCTTCCGGTAAAAACAATACTTTTGTATTAGCAGCAGGTTTGTTATTTTTCGAAACCATTGCCTTACTACAGTTATATAAAATTGATATATAACTATAGGTATCTGTGTATCAGTAAAATGACTGAGCTTGATTTATTTGTATTTAAATCCATTGACGGATACTATTATCTTGGCTTCACTACGGATGTCAATCGTGTGTTTGTAGAATTGCGTGCTGGTTTCGGACCAGAATGGACGCGCATACATAAGCCTGTTGCGATTGTTCAAATTATTAGAAACGCAGAATCCTATCATGAGACGCAAGTCTTATACGAATATTTCAAGAAATATGGCATTGAGCATGTTCGTGGGGGGCCGTATAGTGACTGTGTGTTAAGCAGTGTGCAGATTGCACAAATTAAAGAAACTCTTCAGACACACGTTAGCGATGAGTTAAGTGCGGCAGTTGCCTCCATAAATATTTAGGCTAAAAAATAGTAGTTTTACAATAATATTGTTTTGTTAAAATCTGGGCTGCTATTTTCATTGGGATAACCAATAGGATTGCATATAAACTGGGTAGTGCCAATTTTTGTTGCTGCTGGGGTGTGTGTATGCCCGTAAATCCAACATTTTATATGTGTATTATACGTATTGATAATACTGTCCATATTACAATAAAACCATTGATTGTAGGGCTCCAAATTAGGAGTTTTATATTTTGCGTCGATTAAATTTTCAGATGGCAGGTGATGTGTAATAATAATGCAGTTGGTATTTTTTTGTAAAACGTCTTGTAAAAATTCCACACATTGCGCGTTTGCTTCATTATATTGAATATGGTCAAAATCTGGAATTTTGCGCACGTCGTTAATTGCATATTGAGGCCTTACAATATGCGACCACAAGGTTGTTCCTACAAAGATGTAATCCTCATAAACCTCGGTGGTGTTGTTAAGGAAACTAATATTGGTATACTGTTTAAAATATTCTTCTAAATGCATGTTTACTTGTGCCATAGTTGCTGCAGATTGATAATATTCATGATTTCCAGCAATAACGAAAACTTTTTTGAAATGCTTTGACAGATAATTCATAAACATATCGTAGTGCTTATTAGGGTGTAGCGGATTTCCTATATCTCCTGCACATACACATATTTCTTCGGGCCCAGGTGTTATATTTTTTATGAATTCTTCGAGTTTGGATTTTTCTATAAATTCAAGATGAATGTCTGAAAAATATCGTATTAACATTCTATATAGTATTACTCTATAGAATGATGAATTGCTTTAAATTTGATTCCTAGAAGACTTAATATAATGATAATGTGCGGGCACTAGGGTCCGTAGTTTCAGGACTCCATTTAGGCATCCACATATAGGGGATAACATTTACCACTTTTTCACCGTAATACTGCTCAAACAGACGTCTGTAAAGCAGGGCTTCTGGTGTTTTGGGTGTGTTAAAGGGATACTTGGTAGCGGCGTTGGCCAACTCTTCCGTGCAGTTGGGAATCTGTGCTTGGGCAAATCTATTGATACTGGCATGCCATGGCTCCTCTGTTGCACTAACACCATCGCTAAAGGCCTCCTTCTTACGCCATAATACGTCTTGTGGCAAAATATCAGCATCATTAAAGGCGGCACGTAAAATATACTTTTCCTTTTGATTGGATGTAGGGCGGAGGAATTTTGTGGCAATGGAACGCCAAACGCCTACCAGCTGCTTGTCAAGAAACGGGGTGCGTGCCTCCAAACCGTGGGCTGCCATAGAGCGGTCGCTACGCAACACATCAAATGCGTAGATATCTTTGAGTAGACGGGCTGATTCCGCCTCAAACTCTTCGTCGCTGGGTGCTCTGTAAAAATATAAGTAGCCCCCACCAATTTCATCTGAGCCGTCGCCATTAAACACCACCTTAATATCGGTGTTTTCTCTAATATACTTGCCTACAAGCCAATTGCCTACTGATGCACGAACAGAAGTAATATCATACGTTTCGGCTGCTTTGATAACCTCTGGAATAGCGTTATAGAAATCTTCAGGTGTCAATGTAATTTCGTGGTGCTTTGACATAATTTTGTCAGCCACTGTGCGTGCGTATTTCAAATCAGTGGAACCAGGCATACCGATACTAAACGTTGTTAGGCTCTTGCCTTGAGCACGGAGAAGCTGGGACGCAACACCGCAAACCAACGATGAATCAAGACCACCACTTAGTAGAGCTCCCATAGGACGCTCGGACATTAGACGCTTCTTGACGGCACGCTCAAACGCATGACGAAGGGCTATTTTTGCTGTGTTTTCATCCTCACACAGGGGGTTCTTGAGCCAGGGCGTCTGATGATAACCAAAGGCGCTAACATCTACGTCTACGGACCCTGGCTGAGGCAAAGTGAACCGATACCAGCTGCCTGGGGGAAATGCCTGAATATCGCTGCATATGGGTGTTAGCGCCTTGATTTCAGATGAAAATGCATGGAAACCATTGGAACGACCAATAAAAAGGGGCCGCACGCCATATGGGTCACGGGCCACGGTAATTGTCTGTTTAACTGTATCTACTACCACCAACGCAAAAACACCATCAAGCGCACGGCAAACTTCAGTCGGCTCAAGATTGGCAAAAAGTGTGGGTAAAACTTCACAGTCGCTTGAACCCTCTGGTAAAGGAATATTCCAGCGCTGTGCCAGCTCCTTGTAGTTATAAATTTCGCCGTTGCATACAACAGCAATACCATTGGAAATTAAGGGTTGGTGCCCGCGAGGCGATAAACCGTTAATAGCAAGGCGTGTGAACCCCAAAATAACTGAACCGAAGTTTTGTGTGGCCATATATTCTGGACCACGGGGTGATAATTTTTGTAGACATGCTGATATATCAGCAGCACTTGGAAGGTTTGTACCAAAAATTGCCCAAATTCCACACATGTTACATATACTTTCTTATGTTTCTATTTAAGCGCTTACAACTAATTAGTGGTAAATGAGCAAATTTTGGACAAGCAATCCTGTTGAAGTATCAAGAAACGGCGGGCCCCGCCAAATTTTATCAGCAATCGATTTATTAGCAAAAGTTAATGGCGACATTAGTGGGGCAAAACTCATTTTACGGCCAACAGTTTATTTATCTGAAAATTTAACCAGCGATAAGCGACGCGAATTGTTGAATTTTATCAACGCAAATTATATTGGGTCAGGAAATTCGTATCTGCTATATACTATGGATATATTAACATACTACTTGACAGATGCACTAATTATAGAATTTCGGCCCGAAAAAAGTGACAAATTAGCCGGTTTAATTGTTGGGCGGCGGCGAAAATTACTAATTAATTACGAGGTCTTCGAAATTTTAGAAGTTAATTTTCTGTGTTTAATTAAGCCCCTGCGAAATTTACATCTGGCGCCACTCCTTATCAGCGTATTGACTAAAGAATGCGTAGAGCGATTTAATATTAGTATTGCGACGTATACAATTTCCACAAAAATTCAGAGCCCGTCGATTGGGTCCAAGCAAATGTATCACCGCCCCCTACGTATAAGGCGGCTAACTGATGCAGGATTCTTTCCAGCATACTACCCTCAATTTGAGCGGCAGTATGCTACTTTTAAGAAATTATCTAATTTGGAATTACGGTATTATAATGGCTGTGACTGTGGAAATATATCAGTGCTTGCTAAATTTGTGTCGGACTATAGTAAGGCCGCATACAGTATAAGTGATATAAAATCAGAAGCTGAAATTGCGCAAATTTTTAGCAACAAATTGTTTCATAATTTCATATTTTATGAAACCGAAATTATCAAAAGTTATGTATGTTTATATCGCTTAGACACATATAATAAGACAAAAGGCGCCGGGTTCAAAAACGGCTACTTATTTATCGCATGTATTGCACCTGAGGATGTTGTTGTTATTTTGAATAGTGTTGCCGAATATTGCTATAAAAAGGATATATTTGATGTGCTAACGCTATCTGACATATTTAAGGGTTATGATTATGATAGCGATTTACAATATATGAGGGGCACTGGCTCATTAAGTTACTATCTTTTTAATATGACTGCACCAGCAATAGAAAATCATAAAAATGGTATTGTGGCAATTTAATTAACTGCGTTATATAAGATGGACGGTCCTGCACGAACTAAAGGAACTCTATTAGGAAATAGACAGACACGTCGCGCTAATAGACAACAACAACAGAGTCGTTTAACGAATCAATCGCGTCGACAGCTTACGCAAATTAAACTACGTCAGCTACATGAAAGCGAAACGCGGATGTTATACGAACTAAATAAGGAATTGCTGGCATCAGGTCAGAAACCCCTGGCTCCTGACGCTCCTCTTACTGAAAAAGAATCTTTAGACTTTCTGGAAAGCTTAGCCCCACAACTTAGTGAGGCGCCCGAAAAATTAGTTAGTGCCACTCGTAGAGAATTTTCATCTGGCCGTTTTCTTGGCAGTTTATCATTAAGAAAGATAATTTTAATTCTTTTAGTGTTATTATCAAGCGGATTCGGTGTTGATGCAGTTGTGTCGCGCAGGCCGTCCAGGAGATACGCACAGTCGAGTTTGTCGTGCAAGACATGCCCTCCCCCTACACCTGCTCGATTGGACAGAATGCGTAGGGAAGCTAATTGGGAATATGCGGAAAAGGCTTGGGCACACGATCATCAAATAGCGTTTGATAAAGAACAAGCAACAAAATTCCCAATTTCATACGGGATTCGTAAAATTACTGGACAAGTATTAGGGGCCCCAGAGAATTGGCAATGTCCTCCAGGTCAGTGCCGCGAAAGGCCACCGCCATGGAATCGGTCAAGAGACACCACCTGACACAATGTGGCCATAGACCCGACAAGATAAATCACAAATTTGCAGCATTATTTCGATAATAGGTGGCGCCCATAAGGAAATATTTGTCGTAGGGCTATTTGACTTACCGGGTCCAGACTTATGAATAGACTTGTTAGCCAATCAACAATGGCCCTTTGTTTTTTCAAACATGCGTGCAGATAGACCCTGTGATAGATATATTCCCAGTTTGGATTATAGCCTAAATCATTATGTTGAAATTCATCATAATACTTTTGTAGCTCGCTCAAATTTCCCGCATTGATATAGGTTTTACATGTTGAAATAAATATGTTATTCATCTTGTACCTATTTTACTATTTTATTTTATTATTAGGCCGAGTTCAATTGTGCTTGCAAAACAGGATTTAAACATCTGTGCTCTTTTCTTTTTAAGAATGGATAATAGTGCCCCATATACTTTATATGGAGGTCAGGATATTACTTTGGGCGCCTGCAGCTTGGACGTCTGTAAAATGTGCCTACGACCCTTTGATACAGTTTCTGAACCAGCCACATGTGTTTCATCTGTATACTATGCAGGAGCTGATAATGATGTGAGTTTGGATGACTACAAAAAATACGTATTAGATACAATGGCTTCAATTCAGAGCCCCTTTGTATTATTTTTGGACTCAGCCTTGCAGTGGCGTAATGATATTTTAGCCGCCCGCGCCGGCAGACCCATTAAAATTATTGAAAAACCACTTAGCGAAATCCCTATGTGGGGTTACATAAGCAGAACTACAGACATCTTGTTTGATTCCGATATTACCTATAAAAATTTACTACCGGAGCAGTTGCTGCTGGAATGGAGCAAGTTTGAATGGATGGCGGCTGCAGCAGCGTTAAATCCGTATAAGTCCACACAATTTGTATGGCTGGATGCCGATTATTCACGATTTAGTGGTGCTGGAAAATACATATTTGACAGTAGTTGTGGGGGTTCGTCTCAATTTAATATTGCCACCGTTGCTGGTTGGGAAAATCTGATTACCGAACTAAATAAGTTTATAGGGGCAAACGATAATGTTATTGATTGTCGGTGGTTTATATGTGATAGTAATTCCTTGACGTTGGTTAAAGATGTTATTAATGAAATCTGGTATGAAGACATGATAAAAAAGCGCCGCATTGTTAATTTAGGAGTTGCAGTTTCGATTGTATACAAAACTGTTCCTGAGGTCTTTAATATTAAGGATGTTGGATTTTATGATTTTTTCAAGCCCGTTTTTGAGTAAGACTATATTCGGGAATATTTGTATTCATGACTTTATAGTATGCTATACACTCATGATATACTTACAAATTAGGTCTAGTATCCAATTAAATTTCTGATTAAAATTACATAAGTTTTTATCAATTTAGACCAATAAAATCGCTCACTGTAATTAAATATAGCTTCGCGCATTTTTACAGACACCTCACGATTTTTCCGTATTGCTTCAGAAACAAATTCTAAATCTGACAACTTTTCATTGGGTATAACAGTTATAAAGGGCTGTGATGTATCCAAATTCGCTGCAGCCCATGTACTTACTACTACACCTAACCCAGCCACCAATGCTTCTTTAACTACAAGCGGGTCCGCTTCCCCGTCAGATAATAATACTAAATTTCCATAATCAGTTAAAGAATTATACAAGGTTTCCTTGTCCCATTCACCTAACCATCGTGGGCACTCGTAATCAAAATTTGAGGCGCATTTATTGCCAACAAACCATACATCTGTATTGTTCATTAAAAAAACCTGACGCTTGCGGTCCTCTATTTTACCTACTACTATAGACCTATCAGGGAATTCTGGGCTTTTGGCCTTACGAAATAATGTATGATTCGCCCCATTAGGAGTTATATGTATAGAGTTTGGGTCTACATTGTTTTTAGCATAGACATTTGATATACCTTTTGAAAAAACCAAATGATGAACTTTTTGCGATTGTTGTTCTACTATTTTACCGAATACATTTTTATAGGTTTCCCAACGCGATTCCTGCTCTAAATATCCAAAATGAGATGTGATACCAACGCCCCTAACGTAAGGGGCAATCTTGTGCGCTATTTCGGCATGCTCGTCGTATTGTATATGAACAAAATCTGGTTTCTTCTCTATAATTTCATCTATTATTGTTTGTAAATCAGTTGTATTAATTATTTCAACATTATGACCGAGATTGCGTAATTCACATACATAATCCCATATTAATATTTCGCAGGCACCCCACCCTGTTGGTGGTATTGGCATAATACCTGGCCCTACAATAATAAAGTTTAGCCGCCGCGGTGTCCATAACACTTGGCCACCAAACCATATATCATCTCCAGTTTTTACAGGATTTAATATTGTAAAGAGTTCTGGTGAACGTAAAATGCAGAATGCATACATGTTTTGGTCTTTACCTTTGAACACATTTAACTTATCTGCTTCATCCAGTATATCTTCGTATAAATTTTTTAATTTTATCAAGGGTTCAATGCCACCGGCAAATAGTCCTGCTGCAACAGTTACACGTTCCAAAAATCTGTTGTCTACAGGATATATATTTGTATAATCAGAATCTATAAATTCTTCTATTTGCGTCATCGATACAGTATTTTTACTAAATGTATCAGAATTGGGGAACCCCATAAAATTATTCATGGCAGAATCGTTACGAAAACAACCAATATCTATCCAAGTAAAAGTGTCTGTCTCATATGGATTTTCACAAATAGTATCAAATACCATGAAAATTTTTTCATTCCATATTTTGTAAAGTTTTTCATTATGGCCAATTTGAATTTCAGGGTCGTTTGCTTCATCCTTCTGCCAATCCCACTTTGATGTATAAAAATCTTTGAATTCACGCTCTATATACATGCGATTTGACGACCTTGGATATAATTCATTTAAAAATTGTATTGAGGCGGAATCGCCGTATATTACAGTTTTCATTTCTATAGACATAAAATTTTTTATCCAAGCTCCATATTTATCGTGGTCATATTTTGAATTAATTCTGTAGTATGCAGAAACAACAGTGGTAGACATATTATTAATAGTCGCAACATGCTATTTAAGCCTTTTACTAAGTTAACAGATAAATATTTCGGGTCTAATCACATAATGTATGAGAGGATTTAAACCTACTGACTTTTGTTAGATTAACTTATGGATATCGGCGCATATTTCCAATGTCATAAGCAACCGAATGCAACCTATCATGCGTTACGGCAATTTCGTGCAGTCTACCCTGATACCACTATAGTGCTTGTGAGTGATAATGGCTATAATTATACTCGTATGGCAGCACATTTTGGGGCAATTTATATACATGAATATACCGAAGGACGTGCTGGCTGTATACCGACAGAGGACCATAAAATTCGTATGTGGATTAAGCGCCTTTGTAAGGGGTTGGACTTAATAAAAGAGGAATTTTGTATGCTTTTAGAAGATGATGTCAATGTTGTTTCAAAATACAATGAGCCATTTAACGGAACTATAAATGGCAATTTTGTAAATAAGATAAAATCAAGTACTTTTAAAAGTATTGAATACTACCATGGTCCCATTGAAGATAAATTTTATACAGGTCACGGTGGCTCTGTTTTTAACGTCCGCGAACTAATTAAAATTCTTGAAAATGCAGATAAAATCAACTGGTTAATACACAATTGGTCGAAAATTGGACCTTGGGCACATATAGACTGCGATGTTATACTATGTTTATTGGCATTAACAAACGGAGGTACCGTTTGTCATTTACATGGCCATAAGGAATTATACACTAATAGTACCGATTTATCTGGGGCAGCAGTCATTCACCAATATAACCACTATTACAACAGCCCAAATGACAAATCAGTTGATTGTTTGTATGATATAATAACCCCAGCAACGTGTGTAACTGCAGTCTATGATATTGGCCGTGCTGGTGTTGATGGTAGAACTATGACTGACTATAAAAAATGGCTTCTTAATACGTTAGCATGGATAGATACACCCTTTGTACTGTTTTTAGACAAATCTCTTGATTGGTCTTCTGAAATTTTAGCAACACGGGCTGGTAGACCTATTGATATTATTCAAACCCCCATTAACGAAATTCCCATGTGGAAATACATGAGCAGTATATCTGATATTATAAGCAACCCCAAAATGAAAATGGCGCACCCCGATGATATTACAAATCTAATACCTGAATACGTTCTTATTCAATATAGTAAATTTGGCTGGGTCGAACATGTGGCAAATTACAACCCCTTTAATTCATCGCAATTTGTTTGGATTGATGCAGGTTTTTCACGATTCATTGAATGCGGATATTACAGATTTAGGAAAAATATGGATATAGGTGTCTTTAATATTCAAGCAGACGCAAATCGTATTGATGAAATTTCCACGCTTACATACAATACATATATAGGGACAAATAGACGTATTATTGGTGGTGGAATTTTTGTGACTGATATAGATTCTTTACTAGCGGTTAAAAAGGAAATGATGCGCATATGGGAAAAAGAAATGATAGAAAAAGGCCGCCATGATAATGAACAAATTGCGCTAGCTCTGGCATGTAAAAATATTCCAGAAGTGTTCAATCTTGTATCAGAGGAAGAGAGTAGCAATGCTATCGTTAATAAATTCTTCGAAATGTATAAAACTATCTAATATAGATATGCTTTTTGTAAAGTGAAAAATGGGCTTGCGCCTCTTATATTTCACTTATTGTATATCTACTGTTTGCTTGTTTTGATGTTTAACTGGCCATCTCGATTGCTCCATCTGCCACTGCAGGCGCGGCCACTGCAGGCGCGGCCACTGCAGGTGTCTGGGGCACAGGGCCAGGCGTAGGCGCACCATTCTTGAACGTGGCCAGGAAGACCATGCGCTTCAGGTCCTGACGGTCCATAATGGCCTGGTGCTCCTTCCAAGTCAGGCTCTGCTTTGCCGGTGCCAGGCGCTTGATATACTCACCGTGGAGGTCAAACAGAATGCCCTTGAAGTGTGCGGGCATCTTTGCCTTGCTCACGTCCTTCACCTTGAAGACGTGAACATACCAGTTGTAAATCTCGCTGACTACACGCGTGTAGTTGGCTGCTGCCTGCGCCGCCTGAACGCGGTCCTCAGGAAAGTAGGCCAGATAGGCCTCCAGCGTCCCATTGCGCGCATTCTCAAACCACGTGTACTCCAGCCGGCTGTGATTGCCACGAAGCTTGCGCACTGCCATATAGTGGGTCGTGCGCACCTTCCAGCGCTTGCCGGTGGCCAGCTCCAGAATCACGCAGCCCTGTGCATTGATGCCCTCCGTGGCCTCACGAAGGGCCATTAGCGTGCGCAGCTCAGCCGTATTGGACACGTTGAAGCGCTTGGGAGGCATCATTGTGGGCATTGCGGGGCTCATTGCCACGCGCCCCGTAGCAGGGTCCACCTGGCATAGGCTAACGCACGTCAGCGACGGCGCAAGCACAGGGACAATAATGCGATTGGCAGGATGCTGCATCACAAAGCTATAGGAAACAGCGGGATTCAGCATTGAGAAGCCCGCAGGACCAGCAAAGGCAGTCCACGTGGCAGTGAACAGCTCAGCAAAGGTGTGCTGGTAGAACTTGTTATCGGCATCCAGACGGCTGCGCGTGGCCAGCCGCCACACAGCCGCCTTGGCGTCGAAGAACACATTCACCATCACGCCATCCACAAAGTCCTCAACCAGGTGCGTGCCACCCAGGCTCTCAGGCAGCGTGGTCAGCAGCTCACTCTTCATCGGCGCAACAAACACGGGGCGATTTGCCTCCGAGTCCCAGATGACAGAGCGGAATGCCTGCACAACCGGATTGGTCATGTCAGCCGTCTCCCGCTTGTAGCGGCAGACAACAAGGCGCTCACCAGGCTTCGTGTTCATCTGAATACCCAGCCCAGTCAGATACACCTGAAGCGCGTCGTAGGTAGGGTAGGCGGCGATAAGATTGCTGAAAATATCGATAGAATACTGCATTTCGGATTCTTTTTGACTCCTTGTTGTTAAGGTTTTGTGGGGTTGGTCGTGTTCAATTTTTTGACTTCGGCGGCCATCTTACACAGAAATAACCTGGTATTCGGTAGCGATGAGTGCCCCGAACGCGCCGGATGATGAACAACTCATCCCTGAGCTCGGTGACATTATTACCGTGATTTCATCTGTATTTGGAAAAGTATCTGGTTCTATTACATATCGCGATGAAGGATTAATTCGCATTGTTCCCACTGAGGCTGATATTCCAATACTAAATTTACCAATGAACGAAGACGGTGATTTTGCCGATGAAACAGGTATTACCGAGCTTGTCATCCATACAAAACGGGCTACCCCCTATTTTTGTTTGCAGTTGGGTTGCGCTGTTGGCGAAAGTCTTGAATTTTTAGCCGCTAATATGACTCCTATAATGCCACCTGGTATAGTTGCTGAAATTCAGGATGGAGAAAATGACGCTGTAGTGTTGACAGATGGTAGACGCCTGGATTTTGCTTTTATTGGCCCACCTGCTCCCGTTATTGTTATAAATGTTCGTGCCAGTGAACCTGACGCTGCAGCGGCGGCGGCAGCGGCTATGGGCGCGGTCCATGCAGAGGGGGCCCCTGAAGATGTACCACCCCCGGATAATTACGACCTTTCTTTGTTAGCCCACTTGCTACCAGCGCGAATGATTGAAGAAGTGCCTACAGCCGAACGCACGTATTCCGAAACCATTCAGCGTGAAGATATGTATAAAAGTCTTTTGGAGTTGGAAAATGAGAAATATCATAATAATCCTGCTGTATTACGTAAGCTTGCGCGTGAAACTGATTTGTTATTGGCACTAAAAAATGCTGTTTCCATGCCTGGAACGGACGGTGTGCCCAAGCCCTTTATCAAGTCTGCTGAAACATTGCGTGACATACTAACACGCGTGGGAGCGCCACTGTCTTCTATTATTCCGGTGTTAGCCCTGAAACGGATTGTGTATTGCGATAAAGATACAGAGGATGAACCCGTGGAAGAAATGCTTCAACAAGTCGACTTCCGTAATTGGTTAGTAAGCGAAGTAACTGCATATCAGACATCGGCTTCATATTTGGCCGGACAAAGTGGCGGGGCGGCACAGATTTCCAAGCTTATGTATACATATTTGTATGACGTATTGTATCGCGAAGGTGCCGTGTTTCAAATGGGACCAACTGGTAAACCCGAAGACGAAATTTTGGTGGACCAGGAAGTGTTGCGAACAGTTTTACCACCTGAACCCGTTATGGGCTTCTCACAATTGGCAACGGGTGCCGAAGTCACTGTTGCAAATGTTGGTAAAATTATGCCGCGTATGCATCGTGTTATTAGTGGTACGCGGACTGAGGACGACGATGTTATTGCACCAGGCGACCCAGCAACAGCAGTCAATTATATTGTCATGCCAGTAAGCATCGGTTCAGTTTGGCGCCCTGTGAAATTCGCTGGAGCATTATCTGAAGATATTAATGCCGCTGCTATTACACAACAATTACTACCTTTTGAAAACATCACAAATACTGCCAAAAATTACAACGAAGATATTTTACAAGTTGTTCAGGGTGTGCCTACTGATGACACCGACGATGCTTCTGCCGTAAAAGTAGCAGATTGGATTAGCACTAATCTTGATAAACATGTTCACCCGTTTGATATACTTAGTAGCAGCGCTGTAGGTGTAAATCGTGTTATTGACTCTATTGGATTACGTTCATATGAATGGACTCCTGAAATTGCCACCGCAATTTGGCAAGCTGTAGCAAAGGCACAGGCCACCTTTATAAGTGCATTTGATGCGTATAAGGCTGAGGTCGCCGCCGCTGCAAAGGATAAAGCACCTTTTTCACCGGCCCCAGGTATTCCTGAAGATTCTCCACTTTATACAAAGGTTGCTACGGTCAAAGTTATTGGGGAGGCCCTTGCTGCCTTTGAAAAGCTGGACCCTGTAAAAGGCAAATGGGATTTAGGCCAGGCGCAGTATATTTTACAAAATGCCGAAGGCACACTGGCCCGTGTATTATATATGGCTACCAGCGACGGACACCCAGAACTGAATAACGCTATAGCCTTGTATATGAGCGAAATTAACCGAACAAACAAGTATTTGAAGGCGTTCCATGCTACGCTAAGTCAATACAAGGCAGAGCCCGTTATTAATACGTGCAGACACGTGCGTGATAAGGACCAGCTACGTTCAGTTATGGTTCGCGACCAGTCTAAGTTTGAGGTATTACTACAAAAATTCTTGAAGAAATATCAGGGTGAAACCAACGGAAACTGGATTGAATGTAATATTTGTAATACACACTTGATATGTATTCACGAAGTCATGCAGTTTTATGAACGTACCCACCCAGGGAAAGCGCAGGCCCTACACAAAGAGATATTGTTAGATTTTGGCGGAGCAGCCTTCAATGGAAAATACGTATGCAGGCAATGCGGTATACCTATTGCCGAATTTGAATACGATACACACTTGGAATATGATGATAACGGCAGACCGCTTGTAGGACGCGCTATATTAGAGGAAGATAAGGCAAATGCCGACGATGAGTTGGATGCCATTCTTGATATTTCGCTAAACAAGAAAAACATCACCTTTGAAGACCCGACCCAGGCGGAACTATATGATATTGCCCGCGTTATTGTTCAGAATGCAGGCTTCACCTTTGACGAGGCTGAATACCGTAAGATTGTTGATTTTACATACAATTATTTGACTACAACTATTCCACCCAAGGACATATACGAGGCCATGCGTGCCAAAATGAAAAAGAAGCCTATGGCACCATTTGAGGGTTTTAGAGCCTCTACGGCCATATGTATTACGGCAGCTTATATAATTACTGAAATCCACGTGTTAGAGCCTATGCCTGATGTATTATTTCCATTTGCTGGATGCGTATTTCAGCGTGGCGGCTTTCCAATAGAAGCTGTTGAACAAGGGTTAGGTGGTGCTTTTGAATATTTCGTATGCGTATTGGCAAATCTGAATCGCACTACTGAACCCTGGGCCATTACATCTTGGGCCTTTGAATCAAGTCCTGAAACACGCAAAAGCAAGGTTCGCGACACAATGATGAAAATTTTTGCCGATTCAACAATGAGCGTAGAGTTGCGTAAAGCCCAACATCACTATGTGGAGTTAAAGCGCGACCGCAGCGGAAACGCTTCTGCAGGTGATAAAATTCCAGCTGGATTCAGACCTACACCCAATTCTAATCCACCAATATTGGATGATATACCACCCTCATTTCCTGATAGAATTGTTACTGCTGCTGCTCAGGCACCATTAGCTGAAGTCGGTGTGCTTATTGAATCACGTGCACGGCAATTGGCTATTGAAGGGGTCCTTACAGCGCACATGAATGCTTCTGAATCTGGTATTATTACTGAAACTTCCCCCTTTTCTGATAGCACATGTTGCTTCATTCCTATACAAGCCGCCCGCGTAACTGGCATGTCTAAATTTGCAGCTGAAGCAGTTGAGCAAGAGATTAGCGCTCTTGTAAAATCTGAGCACATTATTCGTAATCGCAATCCCGTGCAACAGTCTAACGGCACTCACTTATTTGTGCGCTGGTCCGAGCCTACAGTAATTTTGGCAAAGCCAGTTGAGCCTGACGCCTCTTATTTCAAGCTTTTCATGCGCACATGCTTTCGCGGGCCAAGAGAAGGTGAAATTCACGAATTTGGTCGACGCGCAAACAGCTATCAATGCAGATACTGTAAGTTTGAGTGCAAGCGCGACCCTATGGTTATTATGTCTGACCTAAATGATGAGGAAACATTTAATAAAACAAGTAAGGGCAAGCAAAGCATGGTTATACGTGATGAGGCTCAAAAAGCGCTGGAGGACAGCGGTGCAACAGTTATTGGAGATTCGTTTGATACACTATTAATGGAAGTTCATAATAAACGTCCAGTAGACCCCTATGTTGAGCCAGCAGCAATAGAAAGTTCTCATATTTTTGCTGAGCTATCGGCCTTAATTAAAGTTGGTTGCCCCTTAACCGAAGCACGGTTAAGCGACTGGGCCTTAGTTGAGGAAACTATGAAAGCAAATTATGAACGGACTGGGCCACCGTCCGATGAGCAGCGCGTCATTGCGTGGAGCGGCTTTGCTCTAAGATACGAGTCATTGAGTGAGTCCATGCTTGATTTATTAGATGGGCGCCAAGGTCGTGCCCCTGTTCGTGGTGTAGAACGCAAGGTAAAACTAATTATAGACGCGATAGAGCGTTTAACCAGCGAACCATTACACCAAGGCCCCGCAGAAATAATGAAACATTGGATTGTTGGCCTTGAACGCCTTTCCAAAGGCTATAATGAGATGGTGTTTGGCTCAGGCACGTGGTTTGGACAGACAGTGGGAACCAAAAAATCGTTCAAGAAAAGTATGTTTGATGGAACAAAGTGGTTTGGTAAGAAAATTAGTAGCAAACATACTGCTAAATTCGAAACTATGATTCAAGGTATGTTGGGCGCAACAGCCGACACCAACAAACTTCTGGCTAAAAAACCTGGCTCAAGTGAAATGCTACAAAATATTGCTGCATGGCTTGGCCGCATTGTTAATTTTTGGTCCACAAACATTGTTTCTATGCCAGTTTGGGGCCTAAGCCAAGAGGAGCTCTGCTTAATGCTGCGATGGTTAGTTTTGAGTTCAATGGAATCACTGCTACTTATTGAATCACCATTATATCTAAAAATAGCCAGTGAAGGAGAGAAAATAAGCATCCAGCAAATTCTTCTGACCTGGACACGGGTTGCCTTTATTGATGCTTTAAAACAGTATGAGCAGTTTGGGTTGTCCAACGATGAAATACGATTGGCTATAGAAGATGCCCGTGAAAAGGAGAAAAATTCAGTTATTAAGGAGATTGATGACGAAAAAGACCCCGACCTGCGTGCGATTGCCCTAATACAAAAAGGCCTCAAAATGGGACGCTGGGCTATAGGCAATAAGAAGAATATGACAACATACAATGCCGAGTTCTACGATTTCCTACAAGAACAGCGGGACCGCATTGGGCAGGTTGAGCGCCCTGCAGGGGCTGGACGCGAAGACCCACTGGGCTTTGATTTTGCTGCTGCTGACCCCGCGGAACGTTGGCAAGATGGGCATTTCACAGCTGAAGCGGAGGATGAAGGTGGTGCCGAATAATTTTCGTTTTGATTTTTACTTTTATATAATAATAACTTTGCTATTATTATATAATGGCTACGGTCGACATAGAATCGGAATTTACTTGGGAGCCAGAGTATGATTTGGCTGCCGCTGAACAGACTATTTGTGGTGGCAATGTAGCAGCTCTTGAGAAAAACCAGAAACTGCGGTGTCAGGCCGATATCAATGGCAAGGAGCTTCTACAAACGTGGTATAAGGCCCGACAAGCCGATATTGCCACTGTAATGGACCTATTCGATAGTGAAGGAGTATATAAAAGGCCCATTCATGCAACAACCTTTAGCGATTTATACAAATGGACAATGGCACCTGTAATTCATAAGTTAGAAACATATAAGCCAGACGAACGCATTTGTGTAACCTTTGGTATAGATTTACGCGATGAAAGCATGCGTGCCGATTTACTGGCTTCTTTTAATGCTGGTCAGGCGTCAGGGCGCAACGAAGACCGCGTTTTAGAAAATAAGATATGGGCAGCTCTTAAGGGTTTGGAAAGTCGTCCCTTTGACAGAGAAGTATTTACGTCTATTTTAAAGGACACCCGTGCTTCATTGGAACCATTGATTGATGTCGACGCTATTTGCGGACCCAGTGGCGGACCACCACGTATGTTAGTTGAAGCCGGTGGTGTCAAGCCTTTAGATGCAAGACACACACATTCTATTGACGACGATAAGGTGTCAGTGACCTTCTATTACAATCCCGATGCTGAATATGTACCTGGTGGTGCCGAAAAGGGTGTTCATTTTATTGAAGCCACTGGTCCATGGCATAAGGTCTCTTGGTTGGAAACATCATTAATGCAGTGTGTCTATGAAGCTAAATTACGTTTTGATTTAGAGACAAAAACTCATAAGACCTATGACCAATGGCTTCACGGAGCGCTGTTGCGTTGTGCCAAAAGTGTTGCATTTACTCGTCTTGTGCAAGCATCTGCTCCATCACCCGCTGCTGTAATTAAGCCGGCGCTTTTTACCGGTCGTCGCACCGGCGGTCTATTATTTTTACTTCTGCAGAATCTTTTTTTTGCTGACCATTTTACGCAAATAGGACCAACATACAATCCACATGCAGAAGAACCTAAGACCGTGGAAATCGCTACTCGAACGCCGTGTTTGGGCACCAGCTCATGTGATAGCTGGTATATTTTAACACGCATGCTAAACTTGCCTTGCTTAAATCCTGCTGGAACTCACGCCCACGAACTATCAATGGTTACATCTACATTATTTCCTCAGTTGGACCAAAATGAGCTTCGGCTGCCTATTACTCAGATTGTAGGACACTATTTGTATTCGGAATTGGTGCAGAAAAAGACCGGTGGTCCAATGCCAATGCTACCTGACACATTAGGTACACGCGCTTTCATGAAAGCGGCAAAGTATATAACGTTGCCCGATGGCGCGCCATTTTTGTCTATTATTAATTCAGCCAGACAAGATTCTGGAGAATTACCAGCTTTCAAAGCTAATATGGCGGAATTTGGTTACATGGGAGGTATGATGGCTTCTGAAATTGATACAACCGGAACATTAGTTGAAGCGGCAGAGCTGGGATATTCCAGCTTCGGTGCAGGTGGGTTCTTCGGCGACAGTGAAAAAGTGTGGGGTCGCAAGGATGCTTCCAGCAATAGCATGGCGGTAAAAGCTGTGCGTGTAGTGTATAAGGGCGCAGCGCCTGCTGGTATACCATATATACAAGCTCATCCCGAAGGTGTTGTTGGTTATCCTATTAAAATTGGCGACCCAAAAAATGCTGCATCTCCCGTTTTAGGCGCTAAACTTTCATTGGATAAAAATCTACCATCGGCCGTGCTTGGACCTATTGTTGAATACGCGAAAACAATGTATCCCGCTCATGATTTAGCTCATGGTGCAGTTGCTGGGGCAAAGCCCCTATCTGAATTATTTATGCTTGAAAAATCTACAGGAGCTCTTGTTGGTGGCCGTCGCAAAACACGGAAAAGCAGAGGCAAACGCTCTACACGCAAATCTGGTGGTTTCAGAAACAAACGCGCTACACACGTTCGTCGTTAAATAGTATGTTTTCTCGCATTTATATGATATAATTATATAACAAATATTACATAATTATATTATTACGGTTCAACGAACAAAGTTATTGTGGGCAACATAGTTTAGCAACCAGTGTTAGGGGAGTAATGTCTGTTCCAATTTTAGCGCTGGCATTTGCTATTTACATTGTTGGTATAGCAATTGTATTATATATTCGACCAAAAATTATGTTTAGACCAGGCGGCTCATGGAAAGAATTTGGAGTAGGGCGTGGTGAAAACCATACTGTTATACCTTTTTGGCTATTTGCTATTTTTTGGGCTTTTATCTCATATGGACTGGGTCTTGTTGTTATGAGTCATTTTGCCACGTTGGCAATGAGCGCTTTCCCGGAACCACCGCAAGCACCTAATGGACCGTCCATACAAATTCCAGTCCAACAGCAGGCCCCCATACAAATGAATTTGCCTCAACAGGCCCCTATACAAATGTCTTTGCCTCAACAAGCACCAAATCAACTACCTACGCCACAACAGGCTGTTCAATATATGCAGCAGCAAGCTCCCAGCTTTATAAGACCCGTCAGTTCAGCTATTGGTATTAATAATGGTGTGCCTGGCTATTATGTGCTTCAAAATACCGGCCCTACCAATTTACCACAATATGTATACTATGGCACTGAGCCACCTTCCATGCCACGTCATTGATATGTTAAAGTTTCATTACTACATTAATAACTGTCTAATAGCCTGTTATTAAGGTTTATAAGAGCTACATGCTATTACTTACCACATACCGCTGCCATATAACCACCAGTAGCAAAACCATATAATCCGCCCCAGAAAAGATAGTATGCATAGCCCACTGCTTCAGCAATACGTGGATCAATCGACGGTGAAAATAGCTTCACAACAATGTTTCTGAGTCCCGGTACATATGTTGCCAAGACCAACGATATGAGAACGATTAATGTAGTGACTCCGGCATTACCTGCTAACTGCTTCATATTTTTGACGCCCCCACAACTATGTGCCTGCACACCTGCAAAAGCGCCTAGCGAAGCGCCATATGATACAATAATAGTAATCATAAAAAAGGCAACTGTCAAATAAGGTGAGCCTAAATCTTCTATACCAAATTGTGTCGATATGCCCATAAAGACTGCAAAAGGTATCATAGCCAAAACAAGTCCGCCCAGGGCCATAATTAGGTAAATTAGCGATTGATCCATCCGCTCCTTTCCTCTCTCTATGAAAAGAATAGGAAGGGATGGTGCGCGCTGTAGACCCAAAAAAGGTGAAAACTTTGAGCGATGTAGCTTCTGCTTTTAAGCGGAACATACCAAACGTATCACTAAATCTTGATACAGGCGGATTTGATGTAACTGACGCCGCTAACAAAGTTGTTAAAACGATTAACGTAAGTAAGGGATATGATGCAGCATATGTGATTACATATTCAACTAAATCAGAAGATGTTGCATCGTCGGGGCTCTGGTTACAGGGGCAACGCAAAGCGGCTGCAGCTGATGCCGAGAAACATGAAACATTGTTTGCTGATTTACAAGATGATATGCTAAGAGCTGTAGAAACATGGAAAAGCACACCGCCGGGTGCTGCTCGTAATGCCCAGGCACTGGAAATAGGACGTTTACAGCGTAATTTGGCAACAGAAGAACGTCAATTACGTGAGGCACAATACCACTTTCGTGATGCGCGCCCTACAGCCATTCTTCGTCGCACATATGTCCCCTTGTCATTTGATGACCGGGTTGCTCCATTTCCAGTTTATACATTGAAACAGCAACTAAATTTGGCCAAAGATAGAGTTGTGCCAATAGAGTAGTAGAGAATTATAGTTAATTTTATGAAAAGACATTACACTTAGTCTAAATGTAGTGTCTTGCTAATGTTTAACCACTTTTATACAAGTGGAAACGCACGAATACGTGCCTCGTTCTTGTTACAGTCAACCTCCTTTGTTTCATATACAAAACAGGTCCCGTTTCTGTCTCTATATATGAGTTTACCGGCGTTCTCAAGGTTCGGATACTTCATAATAACAAGCGGACTGGGCTTCAGAATATAAACAATAAATATTCCGAAAGCGAAGGACAATAACATCGGAAAGAATTGAATTACCTGAAGTAATTTCATATCCGCACCCTACATCTATACAGTATTTTTGTGGAGGGCGGCGATATTTATATTAGTAAAAAAGAGAGATGGACTTCAACTCTTGGATAGCAAACAAAAACGTAGGAGTCCTTGTAAGTTGTGTAATAGGATTTGGAATAGCCGCCCTATTTCGCCCAATGTGCAAGGGCCCGGATTGTGTAGTTTTGCGTGGACCTCCTGTATCGCAAATGCGCAACTCTGTATATCAAATAGGGTCCAAATGCCACGAATTTTCGACTAAAGCAGTCGAGTGCCCCAAAGATGGATCACCTGTTATTGAAACTTTCAGTTTTGCAGCGACCAATTAATGCGGTGTGTAAGGCACAGATTTATCCTTACACTTTCTAAATGCCCTCATCTACGCCCTTGGACAAGATTGAGAGCAACGAAATACCCGACAGTCAGGCATCGGATGAGGAGCGTGTCCAGCGCATTATTCAGGAGATGAATTCTGGTGGCGCCGATGAACAACAGCAGGAACCTCCCGGCCGCCAAGAAATGGCTATGCAGCAGGATGCAGAGCGGGAACGCCAGTATCAGCAACAGCAGCCACCACCCGGAATGATGATGCAGCAGCGTCAGCCTATGGGACCCGATAGCATGATGGGCGGTCCCCCCGTATATTATCCACCCCAGGGAGCCCCGGCACAGCGTGAGCAACGTGAACAACGTGAGCAGTACAACGAGCCTCCTGAGGCTCCATCTGCTCCTGAGCCACCACCTAAGAAAAACATATGGGCACACATCACTGACGCACTGAAGCTACCATTTGTAGTAGCGTTTGTCTTCTTCCTACTATCATTGCCAGTAGTTGACGTATATTTGGCTAAATACGCACAGTGGGCATTTTCAAGCGGGGGCCACCTTTCATATGGCGGTCTTGCCTTGAAGGCGGCATCTGCTGGCCTAATTATGGGGGTATATGATACACTTGATAAATTTGTATCCCGATTGTTTTAAAAGTTAAATATAGGAAGACCCGATGAAGATAAATCCCGGTCAATTGGTTATGTACATCTCAATTGTGTTTGCTATATTTGCAATCGTATTTGCTGGTATGTTCAGCCGCCTGGATGCATTAGTCCTTGCTATGGGTGTAGGTTTGACTGGCTATGGTGCCGGATTAGAGGCGCCAATGGCTTTACTGTTGGCATCTATGGGCGCATTTTTGGGCGCTTACTTACCCTTTGGTCTTTCATCCAAGGCTGAAATAGCTGGTTTTAGTGAAGGGTTTGAGAACGAGGAGTTTGAAGATAACAATAATGAGGGTTTCGCGTGCAAGAGTCGTCGTGGTGTAGAAGGCTTTAAGAGCGGGGGCACGCGCAGCGACGATGATGAAAACTTCGAAAACGAAGGCTTCAAGAACTGTGGCAAACGTGGCGATAACGATGAAAACTTTGAGGAAGAGGGCTTCAAGAGTGGGGGCAAGCGCGGCGCTGAAGATGAGGGTTTCGAGAGTGAAGACGAGGGTTTTGAGAGCGAGAATGAAGGGTTTGAGGGTGAGGGAGAAAGCGAAGGTTTTGAAGGCGACAATGAAAACAACACCAACTCTGATGAAAATGAGGGATTTGCAAACCCTGATGGGAAAAAAAAAACTAGAAAAAAGATTAGACCTCCCCCAGATAACGCAAACTACAAAGGCATGCTCGAGTTAGGTAAGAAGTATAAGATACCCAGTGAAAAAGACGACCCCGATTTTCATTTGGATGCTGGTACAACCTTCATGAATGCCTATAAATCATTAAAGCCTGACCAGATATCGGCAATGACAAAAGATACACAGGAACTCATTAACACACAAAAACAGTTGATGAGCACATTAAATACGCTGAAGCCCTTGATGAGCGATGGCAAACAAATCATGGATACTTTCCAGAACTATTTCGGAGCCGGTGGCCTTGGTGGTATGGAGCAGTTGGGTGCAATGGCTGATAAGTTTGCCCCTAAGTAAACACACGCAACAGTATTGCGCATTAATTATTTATATTGTATGTAATACAATATAAACACTTGTTTTTTATAGTATAATATCAGAGATAGTATGGAAGGTCTTGGATTTGCCATAGGCACCCTAGCCCTGTTATTAATATTATGTGGTGTTCTTGTGGCCTTACAAAAGAAGCGCACATATTATATCCCCGAAGGATTTGTCAATGAAAATGACCCGTATCCTGTTAGCGACTTGAATGATATCAAAAATCCTATTACAAAAGTATTGAAAAAAATTGGTGATTTATCCGTCTATTTTGCTAATCCAACTATATGGGTTGATGTTATTAAGCACTCAAACATGTCTTTGACTGACTTGGCACGTGCTCAAATAGAAAAAGATAGGGTAGCGGCTGCGAAATAAAGCCCACGCAAAATAGTGGGATGCGTCGTTCTATGAAACGTATGCTTGGAGGGGCTGCAGCACTATGTCCACCAGGGTTTTTCTGTATGGACACAGGTTTTGTTGTATTGGTTGCTGTTGTGTTATTATGCCTGATTGTCGGTGTGTATATTTTCACTAAACAAGGCAATGAAAAACAAGACGTAAAAGTTATTATTGAGCGCGTTGATGTGCCCAAAACTGAGGGCTATGACACAAATGCGGCAGCACCTGGACCAAAATATCAGCCACCATCATCAGCAAGCCAAGGATATCTTCAGGGGCAACAAGGCCTCCAATATGCTCCGCCGCGTGTATCACAGTATCCGGCACCACCCGAGCGCAATTATAACAGCCCTGTTGACATGGCGGGATTTCAACCTCCACCCGGCGTTCCGTATGTTCCTATTCAGGTGCCCACACAGGGTTTGCCTCTTGAATTCCAACAAATGGGCGTGTTGACTACACAGGGTGGTTCTTCTATGTCAGCTTCACCTAATCGCACACTGCTGCCTTTATATGGACGCAAGGTAGCCACGTCACGCGAAAGATACAATTATTATACTCGCACCGATGGATTAAACCCCGTGCAAGTTCCAGTAACTTTCAAAAATAGAAGTTGCGAAGATGATAATGGATGCGATGAAATTACCTCAGGAGATACTGTCGGTGTTCCTTTACTTGGCCAAACATATGTTGCTACGACATATAGATATAATATCCCACGCTATATACCATTAGTTTAATAAATTTTTGGTTTTAAATTCTTGTTTCGTCTTTATCTTATGTAAATAAAGACCAAACCAGTAAGGGAAGATGCCTGGCGCTCTAAGAGATCCGTCCACGGGCTTAGATTGTACCGAAACACCATTGCGACCTCCGAAAACAATGAGCATTGCTGACGTAGCTACGTGTTCGTCATGTTCGCTTATATTTGCCGCTCCTGTATCTGGCCCAAAAGGGTTATCCACCCGGCCGGCAAAGGATGGATTAAGCGTCGATGAATCGCCACTGGCACAAATTACATTTAATAACTCAACATATTCGCTATACGAAACTATATTATGGTTAAAAGGGGCGCATCGCAATTTCAAAAGGGATGAAAATTACGATTTAGAAATGAATTTATATTTCCGCGATATTTATGATTCAACCAAACAAATTGCCGTTGCTATTCCTATAACAATAAATGATTCACAAGGCAAGCCCTATTTTACTGAAATGGCTGCTCAACAATCTGGACGTGTAAATACATTGGAAACAATTATTGTGAAAAACGCCGTTGTTTTAACATACAAGGGTATTGATTTGCGTGAGCGCACAAAAACTACGCCAAAATCGGCACCACAGTGCAACAGCCTTACATCTAATTTAACATGGTTTGTATTACCTACCACATATATTTCTATTGGAGACGCGAATCGTTTACGTGCTTTGGGGGGCAAAGACGATATATCTCCTCCTGCACCCGACCACGAAATAAGTTTGGAGCGGGCGCGAAGCATAAGTATGGCAGTTGCAAAAATAGAACTTAAATCGGATATTACTGCCGCTACTACAGCAGCAGCGGCTGCCTCGGCACCCGGTATATATTTAACACGTGCACTACAGTGTCAGCGTATAGACCCCACAAAAGATGTACGCAATGATGCAGTATATCTAAAAAATCCTGTACAAAATAACACTTTAGCAGACGAATTGGCTCGTGCAGCTGCACTGGATGTGCCGCTTGATGCAGGGGCTGGCAGCGGTGGTATGAGACCGCGTGATATTGAAACAATATTATCTGTTGTTGTAGGAATTGCTGTTGGGCTTATTATTTTTGCTATAGTTGCGTATGTTGTATTACAATCTGTATACAAGGGTTATTTACCGGCAGTCAATAAAGAACTAGTTGAAGTGCCTGTTATTACATCCGCAAAAGAAGCAGCATGCGCGGCTTTTGTTGAGGCTCAAAAAGGATAATCGTAATCTTATAGAGAGCAATGGGTTCATCTGACAAACTCAAAGAAGTAAACACCGTGTATTGGCGTGGCTTATTTGTTCCGATTGTAATAAGTCTTCTAGTTCTGGCCACAATAGTTGTATTTATAACGACAAACGTTGGTGAGCCACACAGCCTTATTAAAAGAATACAATTTGGAGCGCCAAAGACAAATGTAAGTTATGGATAGGAATGAACCCGGTATATATAATCGGTATTTGTATTTGCGTAGTGCTTTTTACTGTTGTAATTGCCACATTTGTGTCTCTTTCGCAGAAGGATTCGGCCAATAACACTAAACTTTTGACTATTATTATTGCTTTTGCTTCGGCAGCTTCTGTTTTTGCATACGGCCTGGCACTTTACTATTTTTCACGCAACCCTGAATATCTGATACACTTTTTATTAGCAGTTGTGATGTTGGTGCTGCTTCCCGGCACACTTATCGGAATCTCTGTAACAACTGTTTCAATGAGTAATATGCGTGATGTTATAGCAAATACATAGATGTAATTTTATATTATTTATTCCAACATATAATTATTTTGGAACAACTAATTTCATATTCGGCACTTACCATGTACGTGCTACTACTGCTTCGTTCGATAGATTATATTACAAAAGTTCCTATTAGTTTCCATTCCATACCAAATCCTGTTTGGTCTACCCATAAGCCAGATGTGCGTGCTAAAATTTTGAACTTGCGATTGGCCAAACCCGGCTCATTTGATGCAAACCACGATTTGCGTTGCGTGTCGTAACATGAAAAAATTCCAGAATCAGGAATTTGGATTCGCCATTCAAGATGACCAGACGGAAGAGTTGTTAGCGCTGTTTTGTATATCATTGATTTTGAATTATTAGCAGGCCACCACAGCGATTTATTTTGTGTAGCGTGTGCCATGTTTCGCAATTCAAACTCTTTTAATTTTTTGCCAAATTCACAATCTTTATCAATATTTACAACCAGAAATGTACCAAGATTTGTAGCCTCTATTTTTTCGGATATTGTCAAAGGCAACGACAGTATGTGAAATGCTTGACAGCGCACAGAACGGTCGGCATAATATATAGGAACAAATAAGCCATTGTCTATACGTGTATTAGTTTGTGATAATCCATATTGAATATTTTCAACAATCCAATTTTCCCAAGGGATGCAAAATTCCATTTAGGGCCCTAATCTTATCAGGGCGTAAAGGTTTAACCCCTTTCTTAAAACAGGTTATAAGAAAATGGAAAAATTAGCATTTCCGTGGTTATTTATTGGACCACCAGGAACAGGCAAAACCACTGCAGCACGCCAAATGCTGGCGGACGGCTTCGGTGTGCCCCTGGTTGATGTGTATCCCAAAGACATACGTATATTCAAAGTCGGCGATGATTATGAATGCAGAGTTTATTGCAGCCCCTATCATTTTGAAATAGATATTCCTGACATGTCGATGCAAGACAAACAAATCCTTGTTGAAGTTTTATCAATGTTATTTTCTGCCGGCGATGTATTTTCTGGCATGAAAACCAATCGACGAAAAATTGTGATTCTGCGTCGCGCTCATTGTTTGAGTTTAGCTGCAGCCATTCGGTTGCGCTGGATTCTTGAAACACGCGTGTGTCCAGACGGAGGAACGGGTATGATATGGTTATGCGCGCGTGAAATTACTGGGTCAATCACAATTGTGGAGGATGTGTTTGTACGTATACGTGTGCCTATCCCAACGCGCGATGAATGGACTACAAGGTGGGCTGCTTATCCTGCTATTGCCGAATCATATGAGGCATTTGATGGCAGACATGACCGCGCCGCCGCCCTTGTTAAATGGGGCGGGGCCTGTCTGGAACAACGCTCTTATCCACGTCTAATATCAAATTGCTACGAAGACTTGCTTATAGCAATCGTGCGGGGATGTGTCCGCGCTGCTCAAGCTGATGTAAAAGTTCCCCCACTTGAGCTGGCATTATGGGTGCGCGCACGTGTGTATGATATTTTAGGATTGTGTCAAACTGGTATTGAATTTTTGGATGGATATAGTGCAGCTATTGAAATGATGCTACTAAAATCCTACTGCACGTTTCCTATGTTCAAATGCGTAATTACTGTTATTGCTTCTGCTGAGCCAAACACCTCATATCGCAACCCAATAAGTCTTGAAAAAATACTACTTGATATAACAAATGCATTATGGAACACTACTGCATTGGAATCAAAAGAAACTCTTGCAGAAATAGAATCTAAACTACCAGTAGAGGTTCATGGACCCGATAGTTCAGGAGTTTTGGTCAATGCAGAAGACGGCGTGGAAACAAACGCCATTAGTGGGCCAAATACAGGTAAGAAAACTTCTACAAGAGGAGTTGGAAAAGGTAAAAAGCGAGTCACAGCTGGAACTGGGACAGGCGGTGACGGAACAGAAGAAACGACTAAGCCAAAGCCAAAGCCCAGAGCACCGCGCAAACGAGCTACAGCTGCTACAAAAGCACCAGCAGAAAATATGGGATGATGGACGAATCTCTGAATGGGTCTTACGAGCTGACACGCAATGTCTTTGTTACAAGAGCGCTGAGTATACAGTCTATTTATGGGATTTGATTGATAATAATGGTCAGCGCCGTCTTGCCGATGTAGCATGGTGTTTTCGCATATTGGCATTTTTGGGTGCTCCAGCCGGTTTCGAAGTCACTTGGTGGGCAATACCAGTGGCCCGAATTATTAAACCCGAGCAGTTTCCCACTCGTGCAGAGGTAAATGGTGGGTGGGCCTATAGAGGAGCACCTGCAGTATATATTTTTCGTGAAGAGGAGTGGGACCGTGTATTGATACACGAGTGTGTCCATGCTTTTAATTGGGATGTGCGACCCAGCGGCCATGTAAAGCATTGTTTGGAGGAGGCTCTTGATGGAGGACAATTAACTGATGCTATTTTTGAAGCAGCAACCGAATTGAATGCCGAATGGTTATGGTCAATAATCCACGCTCCCGATAACGACAATAAGGGTGCAACATGGGTCAAACAAATGAAGTGGCAACTTAATCAAGCGCTAATTATATTAGCGCGACACGGACAAAAACCTTGGTCAGAAGACACGTCGGTATTTGCCTATTATGTATTGAAAGCGGCGCTGGCATTTGAAATGGATATATTTTTAACACGATGGTTAGCCCAAGACATTAATGTTGAAGATTGGTGTACTTATTGGAAAAAGTATGAAAAAATATTTTTTCACAAGGCTGCACTGCGCAAAAGCACGATTAATGATACTGTATCGATGCGAATGACTGACCCCACGTTGGATAGTCGCAGTGGGCCCGAATAATGTGATAAAAAGCGTAGCGCATCAAATTATAATACAGTTAATGTAATATAATTTAATGTTTACCTGTGTCACAGGTCGGTGGATAAAAATTGAAGTTGGGTGTCGTTCGAACCTACGTGTTGCACAAGAAAGCAATGATGACCACACAAACTGACAACATGTTTCGCACAATTACTCTGGATGAAGGGGCTGCCACTGTATCAGTGGCCTTCAAGCGCTACGAGTTTCTTCTTAACGACCTAATTCGCGACCGAAACAGCGGGGGGCGCTACAACTACTATTCTAATACAGACTCGACAAGCTATGATGTTGCTATTGCACGCGGGCGTATAGCTGTTGCCGAAGTAACACAGGCGCTGAAAACGGGGGAGCAACTTATTGAGAAGTTTTCTAAGGAGATTGCTAACTCGCGCCTTGAGCCAAATGACCTAAACTACAAGAAGCTGAATCAGGCAGCCATTGTATCACGGCAATCGGCAATTGCCGCTGCAATGGATGAGAATTTCACAAATGAACGGGACCTGGCTACCCTACAAAAATGTCTTGATGACAACATTTGGAGTCAATATGTTGAGCAGACCTATAATAGAACTATGCGGGCTATTCGCAATCGGTTCTATATCAATGGTGATGTAGATTGGGCAAGACGGGCTATTACTTGGATAGTTCACTATACAAATAGGCTACGCGGCGACGAGCCCGAGATGGATTGGCCTGAGGACTACTGTGACAATACTGCCTGGTAAAGGGAAAAACAGTAGGCCAACACTTTTGTGTGGAAAATATCAAAAAATGATATGCTATTGGCATCAGATTTTTTGTTAAACCACCATCAATGGGCATTAGAGGCTTGAACACGTGTATTAGTAAAACAGCACCACACACAATTGTTCCTGTTAGATGGGACAATTGGTGTGATAAGCGTCTCGGTGTAGATATACAGTGTTTCCTGTATCGCGCTTTAGCAAATCATCTTTGCCCCCTTGAAATTATTGCCGCCCAGATTGCGGAATTTAGAAGGCTACAAATTGAGCCTGTATATGTATTTGATGGTAAACCACCCAGCGAAAAAGATTCAGTAGTTAGCAAAAGAAAGATTGACCGCACGGATGCACTGAAACGTTGCGAAGAGTTACGCGATTCACTGAATCGTGAAATTAGTCAAGAAATTCGTGATTCAATTTTACTAAAAATTCGTGAAATTGAATCAGAGTTTCCAAATCTAACATATGAAATTAAGGATGAAATTAAGCAGTTTCTGTATGCGTGCGGTGTAATGTTTGTTGCACCCACGTGCGAGGCTGACAGCATCTTGGCTTACTGGTGTAAGCGCGGTGTATTAGATGGAGTAGTTAGCTTTGACCTTGATTTTATACCACGGGGCTGTAATTTACTTGTGCCAAAACATATTACCGAAGCACCAGGAGCTAACTGGAGCTATTATGAACCCTGTCGCATTATTCGCGGGCTAAGTTTAGACGAATCGCGATTTGTAGATTTATGTGTGCTAATGGGTTCAGATTATACGCCCACACTTTCTATTGTTCCATGGAAACTGGCCCTAGGCTCGTTGCAGCGCAATGAGTCGCTATGTGATATTTGGGCGCGGCATACATTCTGTAATTGGCGGCGGGCTGATTCGAAGGACCGACTGGAAGCGGAACTAGAAATGTTTTATAAGGCCAAAATTATTCTCAAAGGCTTTGGTGATACACCGGAATCGTTGATGGAAAGTATACAGTGGTCCAAGTGGGATGCCGGTATTCAGGCGCCTGAATCGGCTACCCTTGATGGATTTAAAAAGGCGCACCCTGAATGGGACACTCAATGGTGGAATCTATTTCTGCATCGAGTTTGATTGCGCTTGGCCCTGCGCCTACGTGTATAAGCACCTCCCCGCTTTTGAGAGCCAAATCCCATTCTGCTGTTTGGTTGAGGTGCTCTTGAATGAGCAGGCACATTGACAAGCATGGTTGATAAGGCTCTGCCAGCACGTCTGGCTTCATTATTACGGGCAGTTTGAGCAGCAATGAGTCTATTTATTTCAGCCTCATATGTTGCGTTTAGTTCTGCAGATTTTGCCGAATAAATTGCCTCTAATCGTGTTTTTTCTGCCTGTAATACATCTATCGTACGTAATGTTTGAGCGCGTTTAGCGGCAGATAATCTACTACTTGATAAAGCACTTGTTTCACGACTAATACTATCGGTTAATTCATTAATACGCTCATTTTGTATAGCTAATATACGTGCATTTTCACGTAGTATTGGTTCCAAATGTGATTTTACCCAACCTAAGACTTGCCTTTTTCGTATAAGAATTTGAGCAGCGGCAGCGTCTTGTGCCGAAACTACACCGCCCGCTGCACTATTTTCTTCTTCTCCTACAAGTTCATATTCGGTATGAGCATTATTATTATTATTAGTGCTATTATACACAGAAGGAGCAACGCTAACACCTGCAGCTTGTCTTGTAATAGCAGGGGGGACAATTCGTGATGCTGCTCTTGAAAAATATGCATTTCTATCCCACATCACAGTCAACATATCTAACACACCATGACCGGGACTCTTTGCTTTCTCACGTATCAAATCATTCATATTTTTTGCGCAAATAATTCTGCTTCGCCATATAGAATCTATATAAGACCAAGTATAGCCGGCCCCACATATTTCCACTTTTTTTGATATACATGCCCAACGTGGCCCCAAGTCGGTATCGTTAATTTTTATTAATATTCCTATACATCTGTCAGACTCGTAAGTTGCCGGTGTATTTTCTCCAATTGTATAGCCTAAATCTGTTATAATTTGTCGAACTATTCTATCAGGAATTAGACTCCTTGCCATATCACATGACGCCCGTTGCGCAGCTGGTAATCTGGAACAATACTGTGCTAAATTTATAGGTCGCTGGTCTGCTGGTGCAGCATGTTCTGTGGGATTAAACGTAAAAAGGCGTTCCTGAAAAAGATGATTTAACGTGTGAGTCAGGGCCAATGACTTTTTTTGATTTTGCTTTACATCAGCAGCTACTGCAAGCCAGTTTTTCGCTCGTATATAATTACTGCGAATTAGAGGCACATTTTGCCATTCGAGACTGCTGGCAGCCATCACTCTATGTTAATTGGCCAAAAAAAATGGACCAGGTGGGGTTTGAACCCACGACTCTCTGCTCATAAGACAAATGCTCTACCAACTGAGCTACAGGTCCTCATATTGAACTATAGAATAATTCAATAAGAGGGTATGCGGTCCCTGTGGGTATCGATCCCACTACTTTCCGGTTAACAGCCAGATGCTCTACCAAGTGAGCTAAGGGACCGATATAATACATTGAAAATGTATTTATCGAGACCTGATATTTTCTTTTGTTTTTGATTTCGGTTCTATTTTCTTTTGTTTTGGAGTTTTATTGGGCATTTACGCGACGGGGGCCTTCACGTAGTGCACCTTGAGGTAGCGCTGGAGGTTGAGGATGGTCACCTTCTCGGCCTCGGTGGAGCGGAGAAGCTTGCGAAGCGCGGCATCGGGGTTGATGTCCTGCTTGTTGTTGAGCTTCTTGTCCTTCACGTAGGCCATGATGCCACGGGTGACATCAGAGCGGCTCATCTCCGTGCCCTTGGGCTTACCGAGGAAGACGCAGAGGTCATCGGTAATCTTCTGGGGCTTGGTGAAGACGGACTGCTTCTTGGGAAGGGGGTTGCCCGCCTCATCAAGGGCAGGGGCCCGAGTGCGGCGGCGGCGACCGGCCTTCTTGAGCTCACGCCCAAGGCGCTTCTCAGTCTTCTTCATGTCGGCAAGCACAAGGCCGAGCGTGGTGCGAAGCTCGTTCACCTTCGCGACGTGAGCGGCGAACTCGGCAACAAGGTTCACCTCCTCCTCGCCGGCAGCGGCAACGGGGGTGGCGGCCGCTGCCACCACAGGGGCGGCAACGGGGGCGGGCGCAGCGGCGGCTGCAGAGGCGGCCTTGCTGCGAGGCGCGGGGGAAACAGCCGTCTCCGTCTTAACGGGAGCGGCAACAGCAACAGGGGCGGCGGTCTTCTTGGCGGTAGTAGTCTTGGCGGGCTTAGAACTCATTTTATACTTATTACCGGGTTAGTTTCGTGGGTTTTTTAACGCACTATGCTTTCCGTCTTAGAAGTGCAACCCGTGTCAATTTTTGGACTTCGGATGCGCAAAAGCGACCCTTTTGGACCCCTGCGTACCACTTTTTCTTCATGGACCGTGATTTTTAAGTGGGAAGGCCCATAATAATCCGATAAAACGGGGTATGTTGTAATTTTCCTGGTAAACAAATTCCCGAACCGACTTTTGAATATTTATAATCGATATAAATGATTTGTATTATATAGGATTATGGAGCCTCCCGTCTGCAAAAATATTCGGTCAAGACGGCATCCAGACCAGCGCTGTGTCAATCCGGCAACAAATGGGGAGTATTGTGGTGTTCATGCCAAACATCCGCGGCCTTTTCAGACAAAAACACAAGTAGCGTTGCAGCACGGAGACCCAGCCTGTGTTTCTATTCCTGTTCAACCAGAAAAGCACGTTCGCTTACTACAAAAATGGTGGCGCTTACGTGGACACCTTGCTATAGCAAAACGCCAGGGGCCGGCACGCTGGAATCCTGATATCTGTACTAACGATACGGATTTCTATTCAATGGAGACGATTGCTAGCATTAGCGGTGAGTATCTGTTCTCTTTTGCCGATGCAGATAAAATTGTCTATGCATTCGATATTCGGTCTATTGCCTCCCTTATAGAAAAACAGGCTGACGGACCGCTTCTGAATCCCTACAATCGTCAGACCATACCTGACGTTATTGTTAAAAAGGTGGCTAAATATATTCGATGGTGTCGCAATAAGGGTATTGATACACGTTGGGCTCCAGTAGCACCTGCAACTCCTGACCAGCGCTTTCAAATGAAAGTGACTGACCTTTTCCAGAAAATCGATGAACTTAACTATTATACAAATCCTTCTTGGTTTATTAATTTGACTACCGACGACCTGCGCTGTTTCTACGTTGAGTTATATGATATTTGGCACCACCGTGCAGAATTATCGCCTGAAATGCGAACTACAATTATTCCGGCGCCGGCACGACCATTCAAATATCCTGTGCGTGAAGTTGTTGTGCAAAAGTCTCAAGAAATTCTACGGAAGTTGTGTATGGATACCATACGTATGTTTATTAGTGCTGCCGAAGATAAAAACGACCGCACTTTGGGCGCAATGTATATTATGACAGCCCTTACACTTGTATGTAGAGCTTGCGCCGAAACATACCCCTGGCTATATGAATCGGCAACCCCAGGTATATATTACCAGTATCGCCAGCTACATGCCAGTCCTCAGCTACCTTTATTTGATGGGCATGCAATAAACTTTATAAATGCTATAATGCAGGGAAATTTCCCTGTTTTACCACCTATACCGATGCTTCTTTTGCCACCACCTGCAGGTTCACCTCAAGACCCTGCGCCAGAATAATAAGGGAAAAACTTTAAAAGTTTATTTATTCTATATATATACCGATTTTTTGTGGCTCCGAACCCCAAAAATTGACGGGCCTTGCTGACCAATGACCAGATAACAAAGAGCGATATAAAATGAGTTCTAACGTCCTACGCCCTTCTGACTTTGATGCATCCAACATTACTTTTAAGGCGCCCAAGATTCTCGACAGTGGCGGGAAGATTGTGAGCGTTGATTACGATGGCCGCCAGCTGATGACCCAGACCGCTTCTATGGCGGTGCCCTATGGTCTGAATGTCTATGACAAGGCTGGCCCTGTTACCTACTCCGTTGACCTCAGCTTCCGTGGCACGGAGGAGGGGGGCAACATCAAGGCTTTCCACGATATGCTTGTTGCGTTTGACGAGCGTATGATTGAGGCTGGTATCCAGAACAGCCAGGCGTGGTTTAAGATGCCTAATGCCAGCCGTGAGGTTATCAAGGCCTTCTACACGCCCAGTGTGAAGGTGAGCCTTGACCGTGAGGGCAAGCCCAAGCCCTATCCTCCTACCTTCAAGGTCAAGCTGGCCAAGAAGAACGGCGCGTTTGAGCCCAGTTTCTACGACGTCCAGAAGCGCCCCTACGAGGGTGTGACGGTCGAGGAGCTGCTGACGAAGGGCTCCCGCTGCACTATTCTTGTAAAGTGCACGGGTCTCTGGTTTGCTGGCTCTAAGTTCGGCGCGACCTGGAAGGCCGACCAGGTGAAGATGGACCACGTTGCCGGTGGCTCCCGTGGCGCGCAGTTCCTTGACGACGATGAGGTTGTTCCCGCTGCTGCTGGTGGTGGCCGTGGTGGCAACCGCTTTCCTACGGAGGATGATGACGAGGACGTAGTTGAGGCTGTTCTTCCCCCTAAGCGCACGCCTGCTGCACCTGTAGCAGCATCTGCTGCTGAGGAGGAGGATGATGAGGCCCAGGAGGAGGAGGATGACGTTGTAGAGGCGCCTCCTCCCCCTAAGAAGACGACTGCTTCTGTGAAGAAGGTTGTCAAGACGACCACCAAGGCTAAGTAAATACAATATAAGACCCTACAAAACTGAAATCACCTGAATACAATATAACATCTAACAAAACTGAAATCACCTGAATACAAATAAAAGACTCGTCTATTATTTTTTAACTCCATAGTATAATAGACAGCAATGGACTTTGAAAACATGAGACTTGGAGACCTTGACAAGCCACCCCGGTGGGCGCGTTCGTGGTGCTATATATATTTAATGGCGGCTGTCGGCTCGGCACTATTTGCTTTTTTGACATTATTAATGTTGATTTTTGCATTCAGCACAATTAACAAAAAGGGCTTAACAAGCATAACCATAATTTACTCTGTTATGTTCTTCTTCCAGGCCCTTAGTGCCTTGGTGTTTTTCTGGATGTGCCGTAATTCATTAAAGCGAAACTAAGCCGGGATTCAGATGTTTACATTTCTCATATTTTGTATATCAGAAATGTATATTTACAGTGTAATTAATTTGATTTAGAAGTTGCGCTGCGCCACATTAGAAGAAGCCTGATATCCATATGGGTCGGATGTAGCATTGGGATTGCAGCCCAACAAACACTTACCAAGACGGGCATCAACAATCACTTCGTTAGACACGTTATTGTTCTGTTCTGGGCGCACTACGTTTCCTACGGGGAAGCCGGGTGCACCATATAACGCACGATGGGCGGCCAATGCACGCTGTTTACGAAAACGTGTAGTTAAAGAAGCATCGCGGATAGATAGAGTCATTTCTACACTGGCTAACGATTTTAATATAGTTCCATAACTTTGCCTCGGCCCGGCACACACGGATAAATACGCGCATAGGGTTCGTTAGATACACGCGTTGGTGGTGTTTGCAGATACCATGGTGGTGGAACAATAGGGGGTAAAATATAACTAAAACGCGCTTCGGGATTTGTTGGAGCCACCGCCGCTTGTAAAGTCAAAGAAACAAGCCGGGCTGTTGTAGTAGAAGCAGGCACTGGTTGGATAAGAACTGGAACAATAGTACGCCCATTGGCTTTTGTAGGACATATTCTTTGGGTGACACGCTGTGATTCAGGTATAGTTATACGCGGTGGCTGTATATTTAATGGTCCTTGTATAGCGCCAGGAATAACAGCCGGAAGAATTTGTTCATTAGAAACTGTTTCTGAAAAGTTATTATATTTTCCACGTAATTTGATAAAATAGTCTGCCGACATACCTATCAAACCATCTTAAAATTAAATCTTAACAATAAAATAGATGGGGATTTCCGATTTAATAGGTAATCTAGGATCCGGTGCAAAATCCGGGTTTAATTATGTTAGTCGAACTCTTGTAAATATAACCAGTGGTGAGCGGGATAGCAACAATGTAGCAGGTTCTATCTTATTTTTGATTGCATGTGGGTGGGTTATATATTATTTAGTAGGACTAATTGGTCGAACCTTGGCTTACGGATGTGGCCGACGCGGACCTGCATTTGTATTAGAGCAATTTTCATCCGATGGCGCCTCTGCCAAAAAATATTTCTCTGATTTGTCTGCTCGAAACAGCAAATATAGCAAACGTATTGACGCATGTAGAGATATTATAGAAAACGTCACCGGAAATTTTAATGGTCTACACGCCGATATATGTTATGTTACAAATCAAGTCGATGAAAGCATTGCAGGTAATTACGCATCCAATGTACCCGAAGATGAACGCCTTTTACCACCAGAGGAACAAGCTAAGCGGGCGGAAAAACGCAAAGTCAACGCCACTAAATATGTTAATACTCTTAAAAATCAATTTAGTGAAGCAAATGATAAAACGCCCATTGTTGAATGCTTTGATGCTATAACTGCAGATGAGTCAATTGAACTTGATGGCATACGCACCCAACTAAACGCCGATATAGATGAAAACGAATCATCTATAAACGCTCTTGAGCAGGATACTCAAAATTTACGAAATCAGATATCGGACAAACAGATTGCTATTTACTACACATCACTGGCTTACAACGATAAATATTTGAAGGAACTGGTGCGGCAGATGAAAAAAGTCAATGAAAATTTTGCCGATGCTCCCAGTGCTGAGGTTTTAACGTTCAATACTCCAAAATCATCTATATCTCCTGACCCCACAAAAGAGCCAGGCCATCGCATTGCCCTAATGGAAAAAAAAATAAGCACCATAGAAAATACGTTAAAAACGGTTAATAAAGCTGTGCAAATATTTGTAAATACTATCAAACTACAACGGGACCAACTAAAACAAACTAAGGCTATAGCTACTGATAGTGAATTGCAGATGAATAAAATGAATGCAAATGCAGGAAAAATAAAGGAAAAACCTGTATAGGCGGGCTAAAGCTTTTGTGCAAATCATATATAAATGAGCCTAACTCCATTTTTGGAAATCTTATTTAAGACAGATGAAGCAATTACTACTGTTAAACATATACGCCAATATGGCTCAAAATGTTCCAGTATTATTGAATTTGGGGTGCGCGGCGGCGGCACAGCTATTGCTTTTTTTCAGGCGCAACTTGATGGGTTTACTGGGGCAAAATGGAAGCCCCGCTATGTTGGTGTCGATTTAGTCAATGATGATTCCATTAATAATTTACAACAAGTTGCAGAAAAACATAATATTAGTTTTGAATTTTGGCAAGGACATACTAAAAATTTTCCGGTGTTCAAAGCGGATGCCTTGGTATGGGATACATTTCATTGTGGTGGGGCCCTATCTGCCGATTTAGAAAGGTTAAGTCTACACATCAATAAATATATTTTTATTATCGGAGTGAGAATATATGGCATTGAATCTGAGGCTGTGAAACGCAACTTAGATTTGGCTCAGGTAGCAAAAGAAATTCATAGCGATGTTGAAGGTGCACGTATGGGTATGCGTATTGCCATTAGTGATTTTATATCTAAACATAAGGACTGGACTATAGCCTGCGAATATGCAGAATTAACAATTTTAGCTAAGAAAATATAAAATATGACTTAAAAAATTCTTACCTTAGTCTATTATATAGATAATATGCAGATTTTCGTGAAAACCCTTACTGGCAAGACTATTACTCTGGATGTAGAATCCTCCGACACAATTGAAGGAGTCAAGGCAAAAATTCAGGATAAAGAGGGCATTCCTCCTGACCAACAACGTCTAATCTTTGCTGGCAAACAACTAGAGGATGGGCGCACTCTTGCTGACTACAATATTCAGAAGGAATCGACGCTTCACCTTGTATTACGCCTTCGTGGTGGCTTCTAAATTATGAGGCTGTATTGTAAATTAGACCATAATATTTATGATTTAATTTATAGTTATTTTATAAGGATGGACTGGAAAGCAATAATGTGGAATATAGTATTTGCGTCGCTTATATCATGGACCGGTGGTCTGGGTATACTAATTACACGGATTGCCAAAGGAAACTGGAGTAATCATTCTTGGACCTACATTCCTATTTTCTGGATACCTGTATTTTTCTCATGGCCGGTTGCCCTAACAGCAATGTTTGGAGGATTTGACTAAACTCCCGAACTACCACGTTCTACACGACGCAGCTTAAAACAGAAATATGCAAACCCTTCGTCGCTCAGCTTCTTTGACCATCCGTCAACTATATATTTTCCCAACAGAGTTATTGTGCCGTCAATCTTGGTATAGAACACAGGAATACGTATACTTTTACCGTAGGTTGTAAAATATGACTTTTGACGGGCAAATTGTTGATTTCCATAAGGATGGCCATGACTACGCATTGGACCGACCCCAACATACTCTATAATTTTTCCTTCGTATAAAATTTTATGATAGGAACGTATGTCTTCATTTATGACCAGCATTTTAAGGGCCTGGTCGCTAACAATACTCATTCTGTTGTGGTTTAGATTAACACAAGAGAATTATTCAAATTTTTATGTCGACAAGTGTAGATGTCTGAGACTTCTGACACTTCAGGTCAGAAGTGTTCCAGAGCTGGCTGTAATTTAGGGGGTGTAAAATTACAATTGAATAATTTAGGTGCAACCGGTCAGAAGAATAATTTGACTGGACTAGAATTTGCAAGGTTACAACAATTTAAATTTTCTTTTTGAACAGTCAAAGAAATTTACAAGTGAATTTATTAGAAAACCTACAAATGTATCTTCTGGCTCACTTTCCACGAGCATTGTATCATCGCTAAGGGCTTTGACAAACAAATTTACTGTGCATCCCTGGAAACGAAATTCTTGCCCGTTTTCAAAAATTACATGAACTGCGCGGCTATCGGAACCATTACGCGCAACCGCACGCTTTGATACATCGTCATCACCAAACTCTATAGAATGAATTTGAACAAAATCGCTCAATTTCATAATGTGTGAATTTACGGAAAGATAATTCACGGCCGAAATTTTAAATTTTACAATTTCGAGCTGGTTAAATTCATCCTGAAATTTAACATATGTCCGTCCATTCTTAGTAGTTTCAAAGCGTTTGATATCTTCTATGTCTCGAATGAAGGGATTATAATCAACTCTTACAAATTGCGAGAATTTATCTGCATCTGAATTTGGTTGCGGTGCCTCTTCCTGGGGCACCTGTGGCAAGGGTACATTATCGGTAAACATTTCGCCGCGTAGGGGGTTATCCTCAATTTCGCTAATCATTGTATGACGACCATCTGGCATATTAAATATAAATTTATATACTGAGGTGGCTTTAGATATAAAAATTGTTAAATTTCGGCTAAATTTAACAAAATTTTCTGGAGTTTAGTATCAAAATTTGAAACACCCTTTGCTGTTTTAGGGAAAAGTATAAGAAATGTCCGCAAATAAGACACCTGTTTCCGGCCCCGTTATTGGCATTGACCTTGGCACCACGTATAGCTGTGTAGGCGTATGGCAGAATGACCGCGTAGAGATTATTGCAAGCGACACAGGCAGTCGCACGGTGCCATCCTGGGTATCCTTTACCGATGAGGAGCGTCTTGTAGGAGAGGCGGCCAAGTCGGTGGCAGCTAATAACACCAAGAACACAGTGTTTGATGCTAAGCGCCTTATTGGCCGCTCTTTTAACGACCCTGCCGTGCAGAAGGACCTGAAGCACTATCCCTTTACCGTCAAGGCCGATACCAAGGGCGGGTGTATTATTGAGGTAGATTTCAAGGGTGAGACCAAGCAATTTACGCCAGAGGAGATTTCAGCAATGGTTCTGCAGAAGATGAAGGCTATTGCCGAGTCTTATCTGGGGACCGAGGTAAAGCACGCCGTTGTCACGGTGCCTGCCTATTTCAACGACCAGCAGCGCCAGACAACAAAGGATGCTGGTATGATTGCAGGGCTCAACATCCTGCGCATTATTAATGAGCCCACGGCCGCCGCGCTTGCTTACGGCCTGGACAAGAAGGCTGGTTCAGGTGAGCGTAAGGTGCTTATCTTTGACCTGGGCGGTGGTACATTTGATGTGTCCATTCTTGCTATTGATGAGGGTGTATTTGAGGTAAAGGCTACTGCAGGTGATACGCATTTGGGTGGTGAGGACTTTGACAGCCTGATTGTTGACTGGGCCGTTGACGAGTTCAAGAAGAAGACTAAGGTGGATATTACTGGCAATCAGCGTGCCCTACGCCGCCTGCGCACCAGTGCAGAGCGTGCCAAGCGTATCTTGTCTACCAGCACTCAGGCCACTATTGAGGTAGATTCCTTGGCTGAGGGCCATGACCTAAATATTGCCTTTACCCGTGCCAAGTTTGAGCAGCTGTGCGACGCCTTGTTTAAGAAGTGCTTGGCCCCCGTGGAGCAGGTCATGAAGGATTCCAAGTATAGCAAGAATGAGATTGATGACATTGTGCTTGTGGGCGGTTCATCACGTATTCCCCGTGTTCAGGCTCTGCTTCGCGATTACTTTAATGGCAAGGAGCTGTGCCAGAGCATTAATCCCGATGAGGCAGTGGCCTACGGTGCTGCCGTTCAGGGTGCCATTCTTGGCGACGTAAAGAGCGACAAGATTGACCAGCTTGTGCTACTGGATGTGAGCCCCTTGACCCTTGGCTTGGAGACCGCTGGTGGGGTAATGACGCCGCTGATTAAGCGCAATACTACCATTCCTACGAAGAAGAGCCAGACGTTCAGCACGTATAGCGATAACCAGAGCCAGGTACGTATTGTGGTCTTCCAGGGTGAGCGCGCAATGACCCGCGACTGCGACAAGCTGGGTGAGTTTGACCTAACGGGCATTCCGCCTATGCCCCGCGGCGTGCCCCAGATTGAGATTACATATGACCTGGACGCTAACGGCATTCTAAATGTTTCTGCCCTTGAGAAGAGCACAAGCAAGTCTAACAAGATTACTATTAAGAATGACCGCCAGCGCACGAAGGAGGACATTGACCGCATGGTAGCTGAGGCGGCACAGTATGAGGCAGAGGACAAGGCTGTTGTGGCCCGTGTGGAGGCACGCAATAAGGCCGAGGCATACCTTTACCAGGCCAAGGCGGCAGTGCAGGAGGAGCAGATGAAATCCGCTCTGGGTGCAGAGGCAGTAGAGAAGGTAACTACCCTTGCTACTGAGGGCCTGCAGTGGCTGGAGGATAATCGCGATGCAGATGTTGCTGCTCTGGAGGCGAAGCAGGCTGAGTGGTCTGCAGTCATTACGCCGCTAATGTCCGCTGCTGCAGGTGGTCCACAGAAGGGTGGCCCCGAGCCGGATGAGCCAGTCAGGCAGCCAGTTGTGGAGGAGGTGGATTAATTAACGAATGGTGCTTTACACCCCTCGAAAAAGTAAAAACTAGATTAAATTCAACTAAATATCCACAAACGCACCTACATTATATTGTCGGCGATGTTATGAAGACATTGCAAGATAAAAAAATTATACCCGAAAAAATCGCAATTTTGAGATTAGATACAGATTGGTATGAATCAAGTTATTATGAGCTTGAACAAATGTATGATAATGTCTCCCCAGGTAGTGTTATAATATTTGACGATTACTATCACTGGAATGGACAACGTCGTGCAACCGATGAATATTTCGCATCTATAGGTATCAAGCCAACATTTTTTAAAATAGGAAATGGTAAGACTGCTGCTATTATTAAGAAATAATAATGATTGACATTATTCTCAAATTGCACATGTAGACTTATTAAAGCTATGTTCGAAAAACACATTTTTACAATACATAAGACCAACTAATTTAGAAGTCTGCCGTAATTATTAGGCCATTTCAACAATGTCACGCGCTTTTTTTATTGCATACCCCAAGTTTTCACCGTAAAAACTATTTGGTTCTATGGTAGCGCCTTCAGCCCATTCATTCCACGCAAATAAGCTATATATTTGTAGCGCGCGCGCATCTTGTTTCATTTTTAATAAATCGTTAGAAACGGTTCTTGTTATACTATCAGGATTATTATCAATAATTTTTCTTTTTGAAGAGGGATGTCTAACTGTATTATTCCAACCTATTAAACCAGCATACGATATTGGTATATTTGGAAACAAGTCTATTGGTGGCATGTTCGGGTGAGCAGCGAAAGGTGAAATAGCATCAGGTTGCTTAGCTAAATTCTCACCTTTATAATCATGTATACAGTACATAGATATATTTACAATCAAAAAAATGTGATTAATATTATATTTTTTTAATTCATTACATATAAGCTGTAAATAATGCGATGCTTGTCTCGATAATCTATATAGAAATAGGACGGGTCTATCATCAATTTTGATGTAATTAGGGTGTGTAAATATTTTTTGTAAATATGCAGCATGTTCTATAGGATTATTATATAATTGTCTAAATGTTATTCCATTAGGGTGAAAGGATTTATATTCTCCATTTACCGGTCGTTAATTATGTATCCAATTTTCATTTGCAAAACAAAGACAAAAGGGTAAATCGGGCTGGTTGTCATTTATTAAATTATCTAATACAGTAGACATAACTGGTTTATTTTCTAACCAATAATGATAATATATAAAACCATCCACACCATATTTTTTTGCCAGATTACCTTGTCTTTCTCTTGTTTCAACTAAAGTAGGATCGTAGTATCCTAATCCAGCTGGCGGTTCTAAAGGAAATTTACAATTTTTAAGTGCTTCGCTCGATTTGTCTGTGAAACAATTCCAATCTGTAAAATTTTTACCAAATACCATATCATTTTCTGGGATACTATGATACTGCGGAAAATAATATGCTAATATCATCTGCCTTGATTTATCTATTTTTGGGTTAGATACATACATCTTTCTAAAAGATGTAGGTTGAAACGTCTCTTTTTTACATAAAGGACCGTGAGTCCCATATGTCTTACATGCTAAACAGCAATGTGTGCCATTATTATTATTGATATCGGGGTGTCGTTTATACTGACATCCAACCCTATTACATCGCATTTATATAAGACATTATTTTAAATACATTATTTTTACGTCAAGCAGGCAGAGTAGGCTCCGGGTTATTAGCCAATTAATCCCATCCGCTGTAGGTGGCCCGGAGCGATAGCATACAGTATAAAAGAATAATTAAAGTGTCTCCGCTGTTTATCTTTGCAAATAATCTAAATATATTTTTATATCAATTATATTAGTATAATGATTGCTCTATGTCAACGAAATAATTGTAAATACGCGCGACATACAGATATAAACAATAACGGGGGCACACACTGCTGCCGCGCCTGCAAGAATGGCATCGGCCATGGACCGTTGTGTGCTAAATCTCGAGAAAAGACAATTGGATTTATAATGCTTAGATGTGTTGTAAGTCCATTAACAAATGAATATTGGAATCATTCTTATGATTGTATAAGAAAATTTTACCCCGAAAATCATATATTAATTATTGATGACTGCAGCGATAAAAATTTTTTAAACGAGCGCCTTTTGTACAAAACAACTGTTATAAACAGTTCATACCCAAAACGCGGGGAACTATTACCCTACTACTACTATTTACACAATAAATTATTTGATAAAGCAGTTATTTTACATGATTCTGCATTTATAAACAAATATGTAGATTTTCAAATATACGGCGAATACAAAAAATTGTGGGATTTTTCACCTATTAAAAGTTCAGACAAGCCAGAGGATGAAAAAAGAATACTTGGAGTTTTTAATAGTAATAAATTAAATATTATACATTCACATAAAAATTTATGGACTGGACTTTTTGGTGGAATGTGTATAATTTCACATGCATATTTAAACTGGGTAAATTCAAAATATAATATTGGTCTTTTATTACCCGTAATACTTTGTCGCAAGAACAGATGTTCCTTTGAAAGGGTTATTGCCGTTTTGCTAACGCAAAAAAACACAGACCAAACAAGCCTGTTTGGGGATGTTCATGAATATTTTTCACTCAATGGAAAATTTCTGCGTCCGACGTTCGAAGATAAAGAAAAATATGATCATTTATCTATTATTAAAATTTGGACCGGTAGATAACTATATTTCCACAAGGTTTTGTAGAATGAGTTCACGATAATTACATTCAACATCATGTTATATGTACATCTTTAGTTTCAGTTTTACCTAATAAAAAGTGTTCAAGAAAGAATTGTCTGTTTATTGCCCATAGTGATAAAAATAATAATGGTGGAACCCATTGCTGTTATGCCTGTAAAATAAATAAAGCTCATGGACCGCTTTGCGAAAAAATTTGCACTTGACACAACATAAAACTTGAATATACGCGTCAAACCAACCAAAGTAAATGACCTGGCGCCAAACTCTTAACAAAAAACACGACATATGTGTGGACACATGTAAAAATTCTACATGTGTGCGCCTATTATGGTTAATCTATATGTTAGGGGCGTGTGGCCTGCCCGTTGGTTCTATACTATATTTAGCGTATGTTGATTCTGAAAGCACACCTGCCCGCGTAACATTTATTATTGGTGTTGAATGGTTTATAGGATTGCTGGCAATATGTAGATGTGTCCTGGTTCGCCAACGTTTAAACGCTTGTGTTGTAATCAAGAAACGTAAGCCAAAAGCTCCGCCCCCACCAAAACCATATCATGCATTTATGTCATTTCGCGAATTCTATACACGCGGCCAGCCACTGCGCGTGTCGCGAAACGCAAAAGAACCTAAACTAAGAAATGCGAAATAGTCTAGGATGGTGTCGCGAATCAATATTGGCAACGGCGGTTATGTTGAACTTTTAGAGGTTTTTGGGTCTGATTTGACTGTTGTCAATGCTGCCCGTGTTTCGTTTAACAAGGAATCCACGGAATTTAGTGACCGCGATTCAGGGTTGATTCGCTATTTAGCAAAACACGACCATGTTAGCCCGTTTTTCCATCCTCAGTTGCGATTCAGGATTAAGATGCCTATTTTTATTGCACGTGAATGGTTTCGTCACACCATTGGGTTCGCGCGAAACGAGGTCAGTCGGCGTTACGTGGATGCAGAACCAGAAGTCTGGATTCCTACAGAATTTCGTGAACGCGACCCTAATTTAAAGCAGGGTTCAAAAAATGAAATTGTGGCCGTAAATACAGCTATATGCGACGTTTATAACAATGCCATGAAGATGGCGCTCTCCACTTATAATACACTTCTTGAAGCCAATGTAGCACCTGAAATGGCGCGGGCAGTCCTACCTCAAAGTATGTATACCGAGTTTATTGAAACTGGGTCCCTAGCTGCCTATGCTCGCCTTTGTGGATTGCGATTGGATAGCCACGCACAAAAGGAGATTCAGGAATTTGCTCAGGCAATTCGTGGATTAATTGAACCGGCGTTTCCAGTTTCTTGGGCTGCCCTAATGCAAGCCAATGCGTAATTGGTTGTGTTCGCATCGTGGACCATGGCTATTGGATATTTCACATCTCTTACAGCAATAGGGTATACCTAACTTTGAATGTATAGTAAATATACAATTGGGCCGCGCACACTTTAGATTTGATAAAAACTTAATTATTTCACATGATTTATTAGGGTTAAATTTTATATAATATAATTGTAAATTAGAGAAGCATACGTTAAACCAGATGAAATTTATTCCACATGGTATTTCAACAACGGTAGTTTTTGTTTTACAAAACAAAAGATTTGCCGTTGCTCCACCGTGCGCCATTACAATTAATTTAGCATTATTGAAAAGTTTCACCTGCGTTTCAAACGATGTATTTTCTAAACTAACTACCTTAAATTTATCACCATATGTTGCATAAAGATGTGATTCTACAGCATCTATATCATCAATCTCACGTCGTTCGCGGCCATTTGATACATTAGTATGTAAAGTCTTCAATGAATCGTCGGTTACTAATTCCACTCTTTCGCCGCGCTTTATTAATAATACTTCGGGATAATTTTCGATGTAGATATACGGGTCAATATTAAAACGGCTAAATATAAAATTTCTAAATTTATTTATATATTTTATATCTGTATATGCTTCTTTTGTAGGAAAACTTTGTGCAGCTGTTTGTAATTTATCAAACTCTTCAGTAGGTAGTTCTATATTTTTATTTAGCATTACATCTTCATAAATTTTTGAAAAAACCCCAAGTGTTTGTTTAATGTTTTTTTCCCGATAAACCTCCTTATATTTGTATACATCATTGATTATTTCTACATATAAACAATCTATGATAAAATGCGGATAATGACATAATTCACCACCCGTCAAGCGCTTATTTACTATTTTTACCATCCTTATATATACATAAGAATTATATTAGGAATGCCTTGATAAAATATTACACAAACGTGTCATACATGATTCTTTTGGCTTTGATGCCCATTCCTGTTTTATTCGGGCCTTGAACTCTACAAAATCCATATCCGAATCAGGTTCATATTGTTGTTGCTTGCCGTCTTCATCTATATAATCAAAGTAATCATAATGGGCCAAGTTGTTTTCCTCATACATATAACACTGTATTGTTATACAAGTTTCAGTGTTTTTTTCAGGATTTTCAAGCTGATGGACCTGGTTTAATGTAGGGCTTATCCACGTTACGTCGTCTTTTACAAAAGTTGTGACACCAAAGGGTTTTACACCACTCTTGGATGCACATAAAAAGGGAAATAACGAAACTTGAATTGCGCCATGTAAAACACGAATCACGGCATCGCTGTCACCGTGGTTGTGAATTGGTGAATAATGTCCTGGTGGCCAAATTTCCATAACATAGGGAATTCCAGGAGATTCACCATTGTTCTGCCCCAATGTAATTCGTAAATAAGTTTCGGCGGTATTAGGTTTATCTTTGTTAAATTCGCGACTCTTATTTAGCAAAGTTTTATTGCACCACAATTCAGGTGTTGCAATACTGTATTCAATGGCCTTTGTAAAATCAGGAAAATCTGGCGTATCCAAAACAAAGTTTTTGCCAGCAATGCAATCATACAATTTCTGGGCCATTAATGATAAATTAGCTTTTGGCATATAAACACCTTTTGCAACATCATCCATTGTTAAACTATCCGTATTTTTCACAATTAATGGAACGTTAGAGGTAATAGGGTCGCGCAAAAGGCGCCGTGGTTTACATGCACTGTCTGCATGTATTGACACAAGGCTTTCTAAGAAACTCTTATTAGCCTCAAATAAGGTCTTGTCACTATTGTCAAATACGTATTTATAAATCACGTTTTCATTACGGGCTTCACCAATACCGGCGCTCAGAACCTGGTTTTGTGAATCAAGACTAAACCAATAGTAGGCACCGGCGGTGTTTATTATTCCAGATTTGTTATTTTCGTCAATAAGTTGTTTCGTGTTTTGGATTCCGGACACAATTACTGAATTAACCGTGAATTTGACATGAAGTCCGTTAGTTTTGTCTTTATTAAAATACTTGAAATCGCATTGTTGCGCTGCATCAAAAATAAAAACACCTTGACCATGAACGATTAAATCACAGTTGCTGGTATCCGAGTTTGATGATTTTAAGCATAAAAACTTAGGTTTCGCGACAAGTGACATGTTTCTATATTTTATGAATTTCAATAAAAATATAAAAATATTACGCCGTGCGCTTAACGACGGCGCGTTGCCTGACGACGTCTTATGTGACGCCCTTTAGTCTTGCGACCACCATGTGGTTTTGAACGGCGGGCTACGCTATATGCACCAGGGTCGGCACTTGAAACAGAGCTCAAAGAAGGCGCACCTGAACTCATTGAGTTAGCACTGTTATTTCCGACAGATACAGCTCCAACCGGACCGGGGGCCGCAACAGAGCCCATTGATAGACCACGCGGGTCAGCTAAATTTGCTGAAGCAGCGGCTGCACCAGAGCTTCTACGCGCCGGGTCGACATCGTCGTCATTTTCACCAGGAAAATGCGCAATGCGTTGAAAAGCAGAGGTTGCCGCTAACGGCTTTGCCAATAAGGATAACCGTGGTGGTGGGGGGTGAGGCTTAAATCTTGGCGGTGGCGGGGATGGCGCTAATGGTGGCAACAGACCCTTTTCGCGAAACAATACATTTACAGGTCTTTTGCCCAAGTTATGTTGAATGGAAGTCCAATTGTTCATAGACATAACTTCAGGGCGGCCCTGCGCTTTTGCAATATTGGGACGATAGCTCCAATACGCATTGGCATTTGCATTAGATATCTCGGCCTCTTCGCTATTTGCGTGATAGCGGCGCAACTTATTAAAAAATCTACCTTTCATGGCATTGCGCGAACTTGCAACAGCCAGTTTTCTTGTTAAGTTTGGCGTAAACGCAGGATTAGCAACACTGACGTTCATCTCTATTATATTAACCTATTTTTACAATAGAAAAGCCCTCATCTGTGCTGGGTGGTTCGAATTTTTTACGAAACACATAAAACACTACATCGGGGACCTTTGTACCACCAGCTGTAGCTCGTTGCTTATTACGTTCCATGGCTACATCTATTGGTGTTTGAACCCAGAAAACGCGAACAGGCAAATTATGTTTTTGCGCAAAATTCACATATTCAGCGCGCCTTGCTTTTGTGCCTGCAGTTGAATCAAATACAATGGATTCATTCGAAACGTGTTTTTCTGCATCCTTAATCATTGCACTTGCTGTTTTTAACGCGTCACCATCTACCCTATGGTAGCCCAAATCCTTGGCAATTGTGGTTTTTCCTGAAGCAGGATAGCCAACCATGATGATAACTTCGTGTTTTTTAGCTGGTGCTGCGGCCTTTGGTATTTCAGGAATTGGGTCAAGCGGAAACATTGTTTCGGGTGTGTGAAACGTGACACCCAAGCGCAATGCAAAGACCTTGTCCTTATCTGCCCAATCCCCTGGTCGTCCCGCGGCATCACCCACGTAAAAGGCATTTTCAGGCTTGAATTTAGGAAATGCAGTTAAGAATAACGCTGTTTCAGGTTTCTGTGTTTTTACACCAATCACGACCGTTACAGGGTCGATGCCTAAATCGGCAACAACGGCCTTAATCTGGTCAATCTTCCAGGGTTTTGATTGGTCCGTCACAATTACTGTTTGGTGGGTCTTTGCATACTTGCGAACAATACCTGGCACGGATTCGCGAATATACTG